TCTCTGCGGCCTGTTCCAGCGTGAGCCGGGTGGCCGACTTGAGCAGGCGCATCGCGCCCGGGGCGTACTCGTAGCCGGTGTCGCCGAACACCTTGGCGTACAGGTTGCCGGATGACTTGCTGGCCTGCACCTTGTAGATCAGGCCCTCGACGTAGAAGTAGCCCTCACCGAGAACGTTGCCGTCCTCGTGGACTGCGGGCTTGCGGGGCGCGGCGAACAGCGCGTCGATGTAGGTGGACGCCTTGGCGCGGTCCAGGTAGGGGTCGCGGGCAAGCGACTCGAAGGTTTCCGGGGTGACGCGCTCGGCCAGCAGGCGGGCGATGAGGGCGACCTGCTTCTCGCTGGCCGGGGCGACGGTCGCGTTGCGCGGGGCTGAGATGTAAGCGGACATAGGGTGCCTTTCGGGCTATCGGTTTGGCTTGTACTAATAGTTTAGCATCTCAGCCAGACAGAACCTAATCCGGGTTAGGGTTCCTCGCTGTGCGTTCGCTGTCAAGCCGGGTGCGGCGCGAACCCTGCGCCCCTAGCCTCGTTCCGGTCGCCCAGACAATGCGGCCAGGAGAGGACGCCATGACCAAGCAGAGCCAGAACCAGAACCGCACGCCGGACGAGCAGAACGAGCAGGACGCGGACGAAGCGCGCCGCCGACTGGTCGAGGACACTCAGCCCACCGACCAGCAGGGCCGGACCCAGCGGCAGGGCCAGCGAGGCCAGACCCAGCAGATGGACGAGGACACCCCCAGCGTGCAGTAGCAGGCGACCCCCGCCTGCGAGCGGGCCGGGCACTCCCCCCGGCCCGCTCACTCGGGGGCCGGGGGCCGCAGGCGCTCCTCGATGTCCTGCCAGCGGGCGAAGGCCCTGCGGGTGCCCCGGACGTAGATCGCCACGATGCCCGCGTCGAAAGCGGCACCGAGCCACGACCACGGCGAGCCGTGCATCGCGAGCCACACGTTCCAGCCGCCCAGCCCCGTGAACAGCATCGCCAGCGAGCCGTAGAAGTACAGGTCGCGCCGGTGCCACTTCCGCATGTGTTCGAGGTACGGGGTGGTGGGGTTGGCGGGCAGGTGCCCCCGGTCACGCATCCTGATGCGCCGCCTCCCAGTCGCGCCTGTCGGCGTGCGCAGGGCACAACCACTGACCGTCGCGCGTCGTATAGGCGGGGTCACCGCAGGCCGAGCCGTGCCCGATGCCCTGCGTGCAGGCGTGGTCGGTGCGGAGGCGGGGTTCCGCCTGCACCGGCGCGTCGGCTAGGTGCGCTTGTGCCGTCCAGTCGTCGCCCAGGGCTGAGCGCTTGACGATGCCCCACTTCATGAGTTCTCCTTCGGGTTGCAGTAGAGGGTCGCGTGATCCATCGCGAGGAAGTTCAGCCGGTCCAGGGTGTTGTCGCCCTGGTCGCCGGTGCCGAGGCCGTCGCGCACATCGCCGCTGACGGTGCGGTCGCACGTGTCGCAGACGAGGCCGACCCAGCCCGGGTAGAACAGCACCAGCCGGAACTTCTCGGGGTCATACAGCGGCGTCGGCACTTCGCGCCATTCGAGTTTCGCCTCGGGGAAGAACGTGCGGCTGGTGCCGTTCGGGTGCGTGATGCGCACCTTGTCGCCGTCCCGCTCGACGCTCGTGGCGACGTTCCAGGTGTTGCCGAAGCGGTACTGCCGCCCCGGGGTGAGCATCTTCGCGCGACACATCGTGGTCATGGCTTGTTCCGCATCTATTCGGGCACCCACGAGAAGTAGAACCTCGGGGAGTGCGTGAATAGAAGCGTGCCCTTCTGGCCGGTGGCCTTGCGGGTGGCCGTGACGAACGGGGCCATGAAGCCGGTGATGTCGAAGTCGAGCCGCACAGCGGACGAGTCCCAGACCTCCCGCCCGGCGTCGAGTTCCTGCTGGACAAGGTGCGGTGTCTCCACGATCAGCGCACGGCGCACTGCCTCGGTGGGGTCGATGTCGGTCATGCGGCCTCCTTCATTTCGCCTGCGTAGGCAAGGGTGATGCCGTCGCGCTCGATGGTTGCGAACGGCTGGGTGAGAGCGAACGCCAGGGCGGCGTCGTAGGAGAGGAAGTCGGTAGTGACCTGCTCATCGGAGAGGGTGCCTTCGGTGACGACGGTGAACATCAGACCACCTCGTATGCGGTAGTGATCTGCTCGGCGGTCGCGCCCTGCGCCATTGCCTGGTTGAGCAGGACATCGACCTTCGCGGACAGCGTGGCAATCTCGAAGGGGGCCTGCGTGCCGAGCGGCCCGTAGCCGAGGCCGGAGCCTGCCACGCGGTTGCCGCTTTCGAGCGCGACGACTGCGCGGGTCGCGTCGTCAATCACGCGGTTCAGGGACGTGCGGAGTTCGCGAGTCGCGTTGGACAGGTCGCGGAGGGTGGAGTCGAGGACTGCGATGGAGTGAGTCAAGGGGTGCCTTTCGTAATGGTTTGGCTTGTACTAATAGTTTAGCATCTGGGCCGACCCCCTCCTAATCGGCGTTAGGGGTCAGTCACCGCACTTCGGGCATCCGTCGATGGGGCCGGGGTGCCAGTAGCCGGATGCGGTCACGTGCCCTGCGGCGGGGATGCCGGGGTACACCGGCCAGGCGTTCACACGCCCCTCCCCAGGCTGTTGCGGGCGTACTCGGGGAAGCGCTCGGGGTGGCGCACGAGGATGACCGTGGAGCGGTACATGCCGGTCGCGGCGACGATGGCCTCGACCGACGCGCCCTTGTCCATGACCTCGTTCAACTTGACGTTCCGCTTGCGGCTGAGGAACCGCAGGGTGTCGGGGTCGGCGGTCATCTCGACCTCGTGGGCGAGTTCCGCCAGTTCGTAGATGCCGGTGCCCTCCTGCGTGGTGGTGCCTGATCCAGATGTCATGCGGTCACCAGGGCCTTCTCTGCGGCGAACACGTCGAGCAGGTGCTTCGCGGTGTTGAACGCGCGGAACGCCTCGACGGAGCGCGGGCCGCAGAACTGCCGGTCGTACTCGGTGCAGTCGGCGTCGTCGGCCACGGCCTTGATCGCCTGCAACTCGGCTACGGCGTCGGCCATGATGCGGTTGAGGTACTGCGGTGCGGAGCCGAAGGCATCGGCGCGCCAGGCGGCGGCATGGATTGCCTCGGGGGCGAACTCGGACTTGAACATGGGTGCCTTTCGTGGGGGTGAGAGGCCCGCCCGGCGAGGGGCGGGCCTGCGGGTTAGAAGGAGGGGTCGCGGTAGTCGTCCTTGACGCCGACGAGCAGGTGCGTAGCACCGCGCTCCATCGGCTGTCCCTTGACGATCCAGCGCCCGTTCTTGCGGAGGGTCCAGGTGCGGTACTCGGGGGAGTCATCGAACACCATCTCGGCACCGTTCCACGTCCAGCCCTTGACGGCCTTGCCGTCCCAGGTGAGAACCGTCTTGCCGTTCTCGCTGACGTGCGTGATCTTGGTGCTAACGCGGTCGGTGACGTAGCAGACGGTTGCGTCCATGCCGACCTCGGGGGCGGTTGCGGTGACGAAGAATGCGTTGAGCATGAGGGGCCTTTCTAGGCGGTTTGGCTTACACTAATAGTCTAGCATCTGCCGCGAGAGTCCTCCTACGGGATCACCAGGGTTCGCACCCCTCGTCCATGCGGGCTTCGCGCTCGGTGGTGTGGTCGATGGAACAGCCCGGGGTGCTTCGCTCGCACGCCTCGCTCTCCTCCCGATCCCAGGCGGTGATCCGCTGACGCACGTCGCCTTCGCGCAGATCATCCACGGTGGTGCAGATCGGGATGCCGTGCCGGATGACGTGGACGAGCAGGCGCGGCTCGGGGTGAGCGGGGGTTCGCACGTAGGCGGGGCCTCCCGCTTTCAGGCGGGCAGTCTCGGCGTGCCAGGGGGTGCGGTGTTCCATCAGGTGTCCTCTCGGTTGGTTTCGCTGTTGGCGCGGGGCAGGGTCTTGGCACCGGGGCGACCTTCGTTCAGGCCGAGCGCCGCCGCAGTGCCCTTCCACATCGGCCCGTGCCCGCCGTTGCCGCGCTTGCCCTGCCGGGACATCTCAGCCCCGGTGATGGCGTGCGCGCACTCGTGGGCGATGACGTGCGCCAGCGATGTCGTCCACCAGGCGGTGACGAACTGCTTGCGGTAGCGGATGCGCCGGATCGACCAGTAGCAATCGCCGTGGCGCTGGTGCGCCTGCGGCGGCAGTGCTTCCACGACCCACGTGCTCGGGTTCGGGACGCCGTGCATCCTGAGCATGGAGTGGGTTGCGGTCTTGACCGCTTGCCACTTGCGGGCGTCGGTCGCGTCGGCGGGGATGGTGCGGAGATAGGCGAGAACGTCATCGACGTTGCGCAGGCGGGGACGGCCCATGTTGCCCTTCGGGGTTGGTTTGGCTTACCCCTAAGTTTAGCACGGATCGCGTCAGAACCCTAATCGGGGTTAGGGCACGTGGCGCGCACCTTTCGGGATGGAGCGCCGGTCCCCGACCGTCACGTCACCTGTCTCGCGGTCCACGAACACCACTGCGTCGTTGAAGTGCCGTTCGGTGAGGATCACCGGCACGACGTAGACCTTGGCGGTGCCCAGGCCCGTGTCGGCGGTCGGCAGTCCGAACTCCTTCTCGACCGCACGCCGGGCACTCTCCCAGCCGATCTTGCCTGCCATCACCCCTCCACCCACGGTTTCACGTCCTCTGCCGGTGACCCTTGCACCAGGCTGTCCTGCGGCACCTTGTCGTCCACGCGGAGCCAGGCCACTTCATCCCAGTCGCCGCTGTCCAGGTACGACACGCGCCCCTCGCCGGTCTGGCCGTCCACTTCGTACAGCGTGGGCCAGCCGCGCTCGTCGTAGCGGACCTCGGCGTTCCAGACGTGCCCGCTCTGCGTGTCCTCGTCCCAGCCCGACACGATGAATCGGGAGCCGTCTGGTTGCGCGCGCATCTGCGTGAGCGCCTGCTTCGCCTCGACCGGGTAGGAGAAGGCGTCGGTCGCGGAGCCGAAGGCGTTGCGCCACTGCGCCGCGATGTTGTACTCGCTGGCGTTCTCGTCGGCCAGCAGGTTGCCGCCCGGCACCGGCAGGGCGCGCACGTCGTAGCCCCGGGCGCGCAGTTCCATCGCCTGCACGACGCGCGCACAGTTCGCGTTGTACTTCGGGTTCTCGGGATCGAGGAACCAGCCGGGGTTCACGGCGCGGGTGAGCGCTTCGCCGTTCGCGGCCATGTCCCAGTAGCCCTGCGGGTCGAAGTCGAGCGCGCCGAACTCCTGGCTCTGGAACTGCCCTTCCGGCGCGGTGGTCACGCACCGGCAGTTCACCGTCAGGTACGTGGGCGCACTGCGGTCGCCGGGGTACATCAGCGAGAAGCCGTCGATGACGAACGGCTGGCCGATGGGCACCACCTGCCGGTCGGCGGCGGCGTGGGCGTCGCGCACCCGCTCGTCGCGGCGCGTGACCCACATCTTCGTGGGCATCCCTGCCTGCCGCATCTGCTCGGTCGAGAGGTTGCCGTACAGGCCGGTGACGGCAGTGCGGGCATCGCGGCGCATCCGGGCGACCCACGAGATGCCCTCCTCGTCCAGATTCGCGGTGCGCCGGTAGATCGGCCTGCCGTCCTGGTCGTACTTGAGGATCGGTGCGGCGGCTGTCAGAAACGTCTCACCGCTGTCCATGCTCAGCGCCGCCCGCAGTGCCGCCTCCTCGTCTGCGGCGGTCCACGCTTGCTCGGTGGAGCGGGAGAGCACGGCCATCGCACTCGACCACGCCTCATCGGGGGTCGGGCTGTCGGCCAGGGTGACCGCGACGTACTCAGCGACTTCGGGCGGGAGCCGCCGCGACAGTGCGACGGCCCCCATGTGCTGTGTCCATGCGTCGGCATAGAACGCGCCGCTGACGTAGCGCCGCGCGGTGAGCGTTTCTGCGAGCACGTCGTCCAGGAACTTGCCCATCTGGCTCAGGAGCACCGCCTCGACGCGGGCTTCCAGATGGGCCTGCTGGGCGAGGGCCTTCGCCGGGGAGTTCAGGTCAGCCAGCATCGCGGGCATCCTCCATCTCGCGCACCGGCAGGCCGAGCCGCGATGCGAAGCGGTATTCCAGCCCGCCCTCGCCGTGGAGGGTGTGCGGGGTGCCGGTCAGGACGAGGTCGTGGACGTACTCGTCCAGCATCGAGGTCACCTGCAAGCCGGTCACGTCACAGCACGTGCCGTGAAGGTCGAGCAGGGCAGGCACCACGTCCCACGCGCCCCGCAGGGCACGCTCGGTCTGTTCGTCGCTGGCCTGCCAGATGGTGTGGATGACGTGGAGCGGCCTGCCCTGCGCCATCTGGTAGCGCTGGCGGCTGGCCCGGGTGATGAACTGCCCCACCCGTTCCAGCGCCTTGACGCACAGCACGTCGCAGACGGCCACGAGCGTCACGGTCTGCTGGTCGGGCAGGAGCGAGTATGCCCCGCAACATGGGCACGGCGATGGAATGTTCATGTCACACCGGCAGGAGGGCGCGTGCGCTTGCGGCGATGTCCAGGTCGGGGCGCTCTATGCGCCGGGGCGGACCCCCCTCGGTGTCTGCGTCGTCGTCGGCGTCGGGGTCGGGTTGCTCATCGGCTTCGGCGTCGTCGTCGGCCTGCGGCTGTTCTAGGCCCGGGGGCACCGGCTCGGGTTCTTCGACGGGGATCGCCGCCCCGGAGAGCAGGGCTTCCATCTGCTTGACGATCACGTCCAGGCCGGGGTCGGTCATCAGCGAGGGATGCTGGCGCACCATGTCCAGCGACACGCGCCGGGCCTCGCTCATCAGGCTCTCCTGCGGGGCGTCGTCCTCGCTGTAGCCGTATGCGTCGCGCAGGGCCTTGTCGTTGATCGCGCCTGCCTCGTGGGCGACCTTGGCGTCCTCGCCCTTGTTCGGCGCGATGATCAGATGATCCACGCTGAACCAGACGACGGTGTTCTCGATGTCCTCCTCGTTGCGATTCATCTGGCGCATCACCGGGCGGAGGTACTGCGTTGTGAAGGCGTCGGCCACGAGGGCGAGCGGCGGTTCCAGGTGGGTGTGGACCACGTCCTCCTTGACGATCCACGCGCCCCAGTGATTCATCGAGCCGACGCCGAGCAGGAGTTCGGGGGGCGCATCGGCACCGAGCGCGAACCGGCGAATGCTCTCGTCGCGCATGTCCTTCGCCTGGCTGTCCAGCATCCGGTCGCCCTGATCCAGATACCGGAAGATCGCCGCAGACTCGTCAGGGACCGTCCACACCAGCGGCACGTAGGCGGATGCGTTGGCCCGGTCGCTGATCGGCGTCATCATCGCCTTGATCAGCGCGTCGGTGAATGGGTCGTCGGGGCCGTCCTCGGGTAGCCCTGCGGCGCGGCGCGCGGCACGGGCGGCACTGTCGGGGGCGATGATGATGCCTGCGCCCGCCAGGCGAGAGTCGATCTGGGCGCTGATGTGCATTGTCAGCCCGACCAGTTCGCGGAGCACGGGCAGGCTGGAACGGGTGGGGCTGTCGGCCTCCCACGAGCGGCGCGGGTGCGGGTTCCACACCCGAATCGGATACAGGTCGTCGGCGCGTGCGCGGACCTCCTGGTCTTTGCCCACCCCGAGCGACAGGATCATGTCGTCGCTCTCGAACTTGACTTCGCTCACGCTGAGCATCCGCCACACCAGGTCGTCCAGGATCACGACGCCATCGCCGCGCGCCGGGGGCGGTGCGCCCTCCTGCCGGTTCTCGGGCATCAGCGCCTTCGGGATGCCCACCAGCCAGCCGTCGCCGGGGACGTACAGGTTGATCAGGAGCCTGCGCACCAACTGCGACAGGCCGCTCGGCCCATCGCCGATGGCTTCGAGCGCGTCGATCAACTCCTGATCCTCGGTCGGCACGGGCGGGTCGGTCGGGTCGTCGCTGAGCGTGCCCACGTAGAAGCGCGCCTTTGCGCCGGTGGCCGCGATGACCGTCGCGAGGAAGCGGAGTTCGCCCACGAGGTCGTACATCTCCCAGGCGTCCTCTTGCCACTGCTCCGCACTGCCGGTGCGATGCGTGCGGCTGGCGAGGAGCGATGCGCCGGTGAGCCGGGTTGCGGCGGCGAGCAGGCTGTTCATGGGGGCGGGGCGCGTCGTGGGGATGCCCGGCTCAGCGACCTTGGGCGTGATCGCGCCCGCATCGGGCAGGTCGGCGGGGGTTGGCCCCCCGGGCACGGGGACGTATGTGCGGGGAGTGGTCATGGGGTCATTGTCCCACCCGCGTCAATAGGATGCTGGTGACCGGGCCGCGAGCGAGTTGACACCTGGCACCCGCCACGGCACGCGGCCCGGTCACTCGCTAGTCGTCCTCGGTGCGCTCGCTCTTGCGGGCGGGCCTGCCGTTCGGGCCGACTGTGCCCTCGGGCCAATCGTTGTCGGCGTTGGTGAACGAAGTGCCGTCCTCGTGAGCGCCGATGGGCCTGACTTCCCGGTCGTTGGTTTCCGGCTGGTCTTTCTTCGTGTGCGTCATCCCTCGATGATCCGCCAGACATCGTGCGCGGGCAAGAGTTCGGCGTTGTGGTCGAGGGTCGTCACGCGGAAGTGCGGGTGGTCGAGGCGCGCGTCCAAGAACACCGTCACGTCCACGACGCCTTGCGGCTCGACGTAGCCTGCGCGCCGGTGAATCTGCGTCCGGTAGTGCGGCACGATGCGCGCCTCGACGGTGCCCGGCACGGGTACACCGTCCGTCTCGTGCAGGGTGACGATGCCGTCGTCGTCCTCGACTTCGACCTCGACCCGGATGCGCCGGACGCGGGCCATCAGTCCAGCCTCGACCCGATGTGCCCGACGACGTAGTTGAGCGAGAACACCACCGCCACAGCCCGCCACACGGGGGCGAGCGCTGGCACCGCCCGCGTTATGGTCAGGCTGAGCAGAACCAGCGCCCCCAGCCAGAATCCCACACAGAAGGGGCAATCCAAACCCTTGACGAGTTTCCCCTGCCAGGTGAGCGGGTCGTCACCCAGGCTCATCTCGCTCAGGGGAGGCATCGGGTCGCGCTTGTACGGGTCGCGCTGTGCCCCGGCGCGCACCATCGCGTCACGCTCGGCTCGCAGTGCCCATTGCTCGGCGGGCTTGCGGAACCACCAGAAGCCGACCCAATCTGTTGTGACGACGCGCGACAGCCTGAGCGTAAAGATCAGCGCGAGCAGGTTATCCACAGACTTATGCACAGGTAGTCAACCTCCGGGTGAGCGGCGGATGCCGGTGCGGCTCGCCGTGTAGCGGTTGGCGATGGCGGGTGCGTTCCGCTCGCCGGGGACAGTAATCGTGACGCCGCCGCTTTCGCGCAGTTCGGTGAGGGCCTGCGTCATGGCGTCCACTTGGTCATCGTGCGCGCCCGTAGGGAACGAGCGGCATTCCGCGATGAAGTCGAGCACCCACGGCGACTCCACTGGATGCGGCAGGTAGACGTTCCCGCTCTCAATCTCGGGCGTCACACTGCGGGCGCGGGCCTCTTTGCTGACGCCGGGGTTGATCGCCTTGATGCCGCTGATTTCGTCGTGGAGGGTGTCGATGATCGCAGGCCCGTTGGCCTTGTCCTCCACAAGCCGCTGATGCACCTTGTTCCCGTAGTCGCCGCCCCCGACCCACGCCTTCATCTGGGCGATGGTGCCGGTGAACGTCCACCTGCCACGCCGCTGTGCGATGAGGTAGCGGTTCGCGCCGAGGCGCATCCACCGCTGGCCCACCACGAAGTCGCTGTCGTCGGTCGCCTTGAAGGCCATGTCCCACGAGTCGAGCCAGCGCGTGCCGACCGCGCTTGCCGGGTCGAGGTATCGCACCTTGCCGTCCTCCGTGGCGAGGGCGGGGTTCGTCGTCCAGAACCGGAACGCGGCGATGTCGAATACGGCTCCCTCGGCGGGGGCGGGCCGCTGTTGGAACAGCGCCGACCACGAGTACATGCCGACCGACCGCTTGACGCCCGCCCACCGGACAAGCGCCTGCTCGGGTGTCTCGTCGCGGAGCAGGGGACTCAGGAGCGGGTCGCCCACACTGCGGCCCAGCACGTCGTCCTCCTCAGCGAGTGCCGGGAACGAGATGACTTCCCAGTCGTCGGGGTCGCCGTCGTACTCCTTGCTGAGAAGCCGCCCGATGAAGTCGTCCTCGTGCCAGCGGGTGCCGATGGCCACGACCAGCGACGGCGGCTCAAGCCGTGTCTCGGCGTTCGCCAGCCACCACTCCCAGATCGCCTTCCGGCTCGCCTCGCTGTGCGCGCTCGCGAAGTCCTTGACCACGTCGTCCAGGAGCATGACGTTGAAGCCGCGCCCCGTGATCGACTGCCCCGGCGCACTGCGGCTGGTCACGCCGCCGCGATCTGTCGTCTGCCACTCGCCCACGGCCCCGGCATCCGGCGCGATTGCCAGGCCGAGCCGGTCGCCGTGCTGTTCGACCAGGCCGCGCACCGCCCGGCCCCAGCCTGTGGCGAGGGTCGGGTCGTGGCTGATGAGGCCGATCTTCCACTTCGGGTTCTGCCGCAGGAGCCAGACCGGCAGGTAGACGGAGGTCAGTTGGCTCTTGCCACTGCGGGGCGGCATCGACACCACGAGCCTGCGCGTGATGCCGCGCTTCACGTCGGCGGTGGCGGCGGCGAGCCGGTCGCTCAGGTAGGTCAGGTGATCGCGCAGGACGTAGCCGCTGTCCAGTTCCACAGCCTGCGCGGCGGGGCTGGGCGGCAGGGTGCCGGTGGCCGCGCCGCCCAGCGAGCCGAGCAGGGCTTGCACTACGGCGTCGGGCAGGGCCTCAACCACAGCGGCCAGGTCCGCGTCGTCCTTGTCGAGTAGGGCCTGGATCAGTGCCGCGTCGGGGGCCTCTGTCACAGCACGGACACCAGTTCGGCGGTCGGCTGGTTCGCGTCGAGCACGACGACCGCCGAGGCGTACTGCTGTGCATCGCGGAAGGCGTTGGCGGCACCCTTGGCCGCGCCCCTGCGCCAGCCGGGGGCCTGCGCACTGCCGCGCTCCTCACAGCGGGCGTCGAGCACAGCCTCGTCCGCGACAAGGAGCACGACGGTCAGTTCGGTGTTCTCACCGAGCGCCCGCAGGAACCCCGCATTGCCCAGCCGTTGCCCCTCGCCCACGATGAAGCCGAGCCACGGTTCCAGGTTCCGCGCCCACACCCGCGCGTCGGGGGCGACCGCCATGCTGAGGGCATCGGTGCCGGGGAACTGCTGGCGATGCTTGCCCAGGTAGACGCCGGTGACCTCGCCGGTGCGGTCGGCCAGGTAGTGCCCGATGAGCGTGCGGTGCAGGCGGGTCGGCTCGGGCAGGGCGGTCCAGGCGTTGGCTTGCAGGTACGCCTTGACGAAGGTGCTCTTGCCCACCCCGGGTGCGCCGAGCACGTAGAGCGCGGCGGTCATTGCTCGTACTGCTCCTTGTTGAACTCGCTCCACGTCTTGCTCGGCAGGCGGGCGGCACCGGCCTTCGGGCGGGTGTGGCCGTTCAGCACCTTCTCGCCCTCCATCTCCCAGGCCGGGTCGCCCATCTTGTCCTCGCGCTCGGTGCGCTTCACGCGGGCCAGGGCTGTCTCCTCGGCGAAGGTGTGGCAGTCCTTGAGTCCCTTGAGCGCGTAGTAGACCACGCTGATGCGATACGCCTCGGCGCTCTGCTTCGACATCGGCGTGACGCCATGCACCAGCCGACGCCCGAAGAACGCCACGGTGAACATGTCCCGGCAGGGCACCACGATGTCGTACTCGGGAATGTGCAGATGGCCCCCGCGCACCCCGCGCCGGATGACCGGCATGACGGACCACGCATCGAAGTTGTTCCCGTCGCGGTGGTACGGCAGGCTCGACTCCTTGTTGATCACGCCGCTTGTCCAGAGGGATGACTTCGAGAGCCGCCAGTCCGGGAGCACCTGTTCGATCACGTCGCGCCCGGCAACCTCAATCTCGGGGAAGGCGTAGCCGAGTTGCACCGCGAGCACTTCGCTGTAGTGCGCCAGGAAGGATGCCTCGTCCGGGTAGTCGCGGTTGAACGCGGTGAGCACGCACGCCTCCTGGCGCATCATCGGCTTGCGCGGTCGGTAGCCGAAGGTGACGCTCACGTTGCGGTTGCCCGTTGCCGCCCGATAGGTGCCCCCGCCCGTGGTGCCCCCGAGTGCGGGCTGGCTTGCCAGCACAGCGGCGCGCAGGGCGTCCGGCTCCGGGCAGGGGAACAGGCCGAGCACGGGTTCGCCGGTGTCGGCGTCCGTCCAGAGGCCCCCGTTGTTCAGGGCGGCGGTGGGGTGCATCGTGCCCACCTTCTTGCCGGTCAGGGCGGATGCCGCATCGCTGTCCATCACGCGCCGCAGGGTGTGGCGAGGAAGGGCGTCCAGCACTGCTAAGTCGCGTTCGGAAAACAGGCTCATTTCGGCGGTCATGCTAACCCTCGTTTGCTTCGGCGTCGGGCATCAGGTCGATCAGGTGAGCCAGGATCGCCTCGGCATTCGACTCGGTGCCGGTGCGCTCCCGGAGCACCTTGAGCCGGGCGGTGACGGCGGGGTAGTCGTCCTTGTCATAGTCGAGCACGATGAGCCTGCGCCCCTGCTCGTCGTACCTGTCGCTGTAGTCGCTGATCGTGGTGGTGTCGTTGGTGTTGTCCTTCGGGTCGTGCTCACCCAGCCGGTCCATCAGGTCGTCAATGTCGTTGATGTCGAAGCCGATGCCGGTCAGGCCCGCGTCGCTGGAAGCGAGGGTGTCCAGGAGGGTGAGCAACTGCGCATCCTCCCATCCGCCCAACTGCCCGGTGCGGTTCAGGGCGATGAGCGCGCCCCGGGCTTCCGCGTCGTTGCGGGATGCCCAGCCCCCTACGACCGGCACCATCCACTCGCCGCGCTCGCCGATCTGCACGCCTTCGGGCGGGGCCTCGCCGCGTGCCTTGGCGTCAGTCAGGGTCTTGGTTCTGCCGTGCCCGCTGATGATGTAGCCGGTGCGCTCATCGAGGACGATGGGTTCCACGTAGCCGAACCGCCCGATGCTCTCCCCGATGGTGTCGATGGCGTGCGCCTTCGGGTTCGCCGGGTCCGGTTGCAGTTGGGCCAGCGGGTAGTACGTCAGGGTGCGGTCGGTCACTGGCCTGTCTCCTTGAGAGTCATGAGTCGTTCGATGAGGAGGGTCCGGGCCAGGTCGGCGTCGGGGCCTCCCTGCTTCACCACGCCTGCGCGGTCGAGGATGCTGTTGGCCGCGCGCTGACGGTCGGCGCTGAACGGTGCGGTTGCCATCTCGCGGGCAAGCGTGGCGATGGCCGGGGCGATGAGTTCCAGGAGGCGAATCTGTGCGGCGCGCTTCACCTGCGGGGCGGCTCCGCCGTGCATCCGGCACACTGTCGCGCCGTCGATGGGTGCGTTGCGGCATCCCCGGCCACTGCGCGTGCGGGCAGTGCAGGTCCGTGCCAGGGGTGCCCGGGCGCGTGCATGGGTGCGCTCTTGCATGGGGTGCCGCGCGTCATCCAGGATGATCACATTGCTAACCGGGGTTAGCGGCGGTGCCGGGCCGTCGTCGCTCATGGTGACCTCCTCGCTGTCCATGATCCACCTAGCGGTCGAAGTTGTAACGGTGCGGCTGTGCGGTGGTGCAGACGCTCTCGATGATTGCGGCCTCCATCGGGCGCTCCGGGTTCGGTGTCGCCTCGCAGGCCAGGTCCACCAGCCACGGCGGGAGCATGATGCCGTTCCAGGTGTACGACACGATGGGGCCGGGGTGCTCGGCGGTGAGCACGGCTTCGGGCAGGCGACAGACGCTCACGGCAGGCCGGTCGGCAGGCCCAGGTCAGCCGCGTTCACGTCGGCGGGGTTGGCAGGCTCGACGGCGGGCCGGTGCCGATGGAACCCTGCGGCGATGATCGCCTGCACCATGTCCTCGACGCACGTGCAGTAGCCGGGGTAGCGGTCGGGGTTCTCGCACCGCCAGGAGTGCGGGCTTGCGCCCCCGGTGTCCAGTCCTTGCTCGCGAAGCACCTGCCGCAGTGCGTCGGCGTCCTTCTGGCCCTCTGCGGCCTCCACGGATTCGCGCGCCAGCCGTGCCGCGAAGTGCTCGCCGTCGTGGCCGACCGGCTTCACGAAGTCGAGCGAGGGCAGGTCTTGCCGCTTGCCGCGTGCCAGGGCGATGCGTGCTCGCTCGGCGTTGTCATCGGCTTCCTTCTCGGTCGTGGTGCGCAGGTCGTCGGCGCGCACGCTGGTCGAGGGGTACACACCGTCCGGGTCGCCGGTCGTCGGGTGGAAGGTCGCGGCCACCTTGTCGTTGCTCATGCGGGCACTCCGTCCCAGATGTGGAACACCAGGCTCATCGGGTAGGCGACGGTGCCGATGAAGGGCACGTGCGCCAGGCCATCGGCGGGGTGTCCGGTGCCGCGCACGCTCAGGGGCCGGTCCTCGACTGGGGCCTTGGTGTCCACGAGCGCCCAGATGCACACGTCGGGATGCTGGAAGGCGGCGCTGATGATGCGCGCGCCTCGGGGCATCCTGAGCACGGGCTGATCCTCGATGGGGACAACGAACTTCCAGACGGCCATCTTCTTCACGCCAGTGCCTCCGGGTGCTCGCTGGCCCACTCTGGATGCTTCGCGGCGATGTGCGCCTGCACATCATCGAAGTGCCGGTGGCAGTCCTTGACCGGGCAGACGCCGTTGGCGATGCGGTTGCGCAGGCGGGTGATCCAGCCCCGGTAGGCCGCGTTCGACCGCTCGGCGGCGTCGCGCTGATCGCGGGCGGCGGTGGCGGTGGCGCGGGCGATGCGCAGGCTGTGCTCCGTCTGCTTGATCTGCGCCCTGAGCCGGTCGGCCTCGGTTTCCTTCCAGACGAAGGTGTGGCCGAGCGGGCAGTAGACCGCGACACCATTGTTGTGCGCCTCGCGGTACAGGCTGGACGGTATCGCCAGGCGGATGCCGCACCAGCAGGACGTGACGGTGAGTTCGCCGGTGAAGGTGAGTGTGGTCATGACGGGATGCCTTTCGTGTCGGCCTGCTGTTCGCGGAGGATGCGGGTGCGCGCGGCGCGCAGGTGGCGGTCGCCGCGAGCACGGGCCTGCGAGTACGTGGGGTAGTTGGCGCTCAGGATGCCCTCGCGCCCGCAGGAGCAGAACCAGCGAGCACCGCCCGGTTCCTGGTGGACGGTCAGGCGGTGCTCGATGCGTAGGCGCTCGTTGATCGCGCGGTGGTCGATCACCCGAAGGCCCCGACGAACCAGAGTGTGAAGGCCAGGATCAGGAAGCCGACAGCGGCGATGCCGGTCTTGACGTTCAGCGGGCGGGGCGAGTGCGCGGCGTAGAACACCACGGTCAGCGCGAGGGTGAACAGGAGGACGGCGATGATGGCAAGCGGCACGGTCATGGGTCAGCCTTTCGTAGCGGGGCGGCGAGCCGCCTTGAGAACGGCCACGTCACTCGTGCCTGCCTGCTCGGCAATCGCGGCCCAGGTGTTGCCTGCGGCGCGGGCCTTGCGCACGACCTCACCGAGATACTGGTTCTGATCGGCCAGGCGTTTGAGCAGATCATCGCGCTTGCGGTATGCCTGCGCGACCTCGGCTAGCGTGTCCGGTTCGGCGGTTCTCATGGTGTACTCATCCTAACCTAGATTAGCGTCCGGCGCCAGGACGGACGTGTGGGTGTAGCCCCCGGGGATGAGGGGCACTTCGACGCGCTCGGGCGGCTCGCCGGAGAGCCACATGACCTTGACGCCGTAGGACTCGCCCCGATGGACGCGGCCCCGGCCTTCGGCCTCGTCGTGCCCGGCTGGCTCCGCGCACGTCACGGTGATCGAGCCGTGGTTCTGCACCCGGCCACAGCGCTGTACCGGCACGATGGCGCGCAGGTTCCAGATGCACCCGCTGGCAACGTCCCATCCGGCGTACCAGAAGTTCGTGAAGTCGAACCGGGACTCGTGGCGGTAAGGCGTGATGATGATGCCGTCGTAGTCGGCCTGCACCTTGCGCCAGTCGATGCCGTTGATCTGGACGCCCTCGTACAGCGCGCCCTTGTACTTCTCACCGAACGCCTTGAACTCCTGCTCGGTGGTAATGATGAGCACGTTGCCCTCGGGCGTCAGCGCGAACTCCGTGGCGTAGGCGAGGCCCCCTAGGTTCCACTCCTCCCCCTCGCACCACTCGCGCCAGCCGAACTCGTCCTCGTCGCTGAGCCACAGGCCGCGCGGCTTGCCCACCATCGACGCAATCTCGTGGTCGTGGTACTCGTACTCGGGATCGAATACCAGCGGTTCTGATGTGTACTTGACGAGCCTCACGCGGTCGCCTCCTTGCCGGGCAGGTACAGGCCCTGCGGGTTGATGTCGGTGGTCATGCCGAGAATGTCTATCGGGACGAGAGCGCGCAGGGCTTCGGTGGCGTGCATCGCCGCGAACACTTCGCCCGCAGGCCAGCCCTCGACCGGCAGGTGCGCCACCTGCCCCCAGCCCCGGTAGTCGAACGGGGCACCGATGGAGAACAGGAAGCGCCGCGCCTTGGCGCTGAGGGTGCCGGGCAGGTGGATCGTCTCGCCGCCGTGGTGCGTGGGCGGGTTGCCGGTCATGAAGAAGCCTGCGCCGTGCGGCTTGTGGATGCCGTCGCGGAGGGAACCCTGCCAGACGCCGGGCACGCTCGGCACGTAGGACCACAGCGTGGCGTCGATGACGTAGGCGTCCTTGTCGTAGGGGTCACCGACGACGGCCCAGGAGTGCTGGCTGGACACGCCTTTCGCCCAGCCGCGTGCCACGCGCGCACCGGGCCAGAGGCCGCTCTGCACGATGGCGAGGCTGACGGCGTGGCAGTTGTGCCACACGTTCTTGGGGTCGCGCCCGAGCGCTTCACTCAGGTTGCGCACGTCCTCCGGGATGGTGATGTGATCAGGCGTCGTCAAGGGGAATCTCCTCTGCGTAGTCCTCGATGAATGTGGGGTCTACGACCCACTCGTCCTCGCCCCGGCTTTCGTGGAAGCGGGCCAGGATCAGGTCGCGGGGCACTTCGGCCTTCCACAGCGAATGCGTGCCGCCGACGTGGCCGCTGAACCGCTTGGCGAACCAGCGGGCGCGGTCGATGTCCGCTGTCCAGGACATGCCGAACTCGTGCCCTTCCGCCGCGCCCCGGTAGAGGGTGAGCGTGTCGGGCAGTTCGGCGCGGGGCGTCACGACGCCTTCGTGCAGGTAGGCGTCGTCGTCGGCACCGGCGCACGCCATCTGCCACAGCATCAGCCACACATCGGCGTCGAGCGCACGGGCGGGCCACTCGGGCATCGTCCAGGCCCGCTCGATAGCGGCGGCGATGTCCTCCGGCTCGGTGAGGGTGCCGTGGGTGAACACGGCGTGGGCCAGGAGCGCCGGGTAGTCGGCGCGGCCTGCGCGTGAGAACACGTCGGTCGTCATGCTTGGCTCCTTGCCTCGGCTTCGTCAGCCGCGTAGTCGTAGTCGCGAGGGTCGTACTCGCTGTTGGTCAGGTCGTTGCTCTCGATGAAGGACACCAGGAGGTCGAAGCACTGCTCCTCCCACTCCTCGGCCTTGCTCTCGGCGTAGTCGCCGTAGGACGAGCGGATCATTGCGCAGGCGCGCTCCCACTGGTCGTGGAGCACTGCGGCCTCGCGCCGGGCGGCGGCGGTCAAGCGTTCACCCCCACGCCCGGGGCGATGGTCAGGACGGTTGCGCCTGCCGCCTTGAGGGCGACGGCCTTGCCGTTCTTGTAGACGGTGCAGGCGGTCGCGTCGTCAGCGAGGGCGATCTGGACAGCGTGCGAGTAGTCGGTGGCGATGTAGTAGCCGTAGCCGTCCTGGACGGTGAACTTTGCGGCGGTGGAAGCGGCCATGAGGTGCCTTTCGATGCGGTTTGGCTTGTACTAATAGTTTAGCATCCGCACGACGAAACACCTAATCCGGGTTAGGCTATTATTCCCGCTTCCCGCAGGGCCTCAACCAGTTCGCTCTCGGCCCGATGCCACTCGGTCAGCGTCAGCCCGTGCGGCGGCGGCTCCACGATGCGCTTGAGCACACCGCCCTCGTTCACGTACCGGACGCCGGTGGCCCCGCACTCCCATGCGCAGTGCGGCGTCAGTGCTTGGCCCGCCATGCCGCCGTGGTGATGTACGTCGGTCGAGCCTTCGACCACATGAATCGCGCGGCTTGTGATCAGGTAGTCGCGGGCGGCAAGGAGGATGCGCGATGCCTCCCCAGCCCCAACCGGCAGGGCGGGTCCGTCAGGAGGGGTGTCGGGCATGGGGTGTCTCCTTCGATCAGGCTGTGCCACGTCGGCGTGGCGGTGGGCGTGGGGTGCCGGTCGAACGGGAACCCCTCGGTGTTGTGAACCCAGGCGTCCAGGGCCGCGTCGATCCAGTGCGCGCGCCACGGGCCGACCGTCCACGGCAACTCGGTGCAGGCGGCGCACAGCGCCTGCCAGCCGTCGTAAACCGCTACGCCGGGGCGCATGGCTCGGGAAGGCACCACCGTGCCGCGCTGGGGCGGGTTGCGCCAGTGCGGCAGGATCGTGTCGAAGTAGTCGTCGGTCATGGTTGCCTCCGCGCCCAGCGTGCCAGCCAGATGCACAGCCCCGCCAGGGCCGCGAGCGCGAGCACGACAAGGAAGATGGAGCCGGGTTCGATGCTCAGAAGTCCATCTCCGTCCACGTCAGGTCGGCGGGCCGGGGCGGCGGCGGGGGGCGTAGCGCTTCCTGCGCCTCGGGGGTGCGCCGCACCACGGCAAGGATCGCCTCGGCTCGGGAGCGGCGCTCGCTGGACTCGGCGGGGTTGTCGCGGATGGCTGTCAGCCGCGCGACGAGTTCGCGCCACTGCTTCGGGGTGTGGCGAGGGGCGGTCACGATGGCGCTCATTCGTGCCGGGCCGCAGGCGCGCGGGTGTCGTGCCACGCCAGGTTGATCTTCGTCCAGGCGCGCCGGAGCACGTCGCGCTCGGTGCGCGCATCCCGGTCGCCTTCCTCCACGTTGTCATCCAGGAGCAGATCGCGTCCGGCGACAGCACCGGCAAGCGCCTCGTACTGCGGCTGGGTGAGGACGATGGTGATGCGGCGGGCGGTCACGGTGCTACCTCGTTCGCGGCGCGCAGTTCATCGAGCATGGAGCGCTTCTCCTGCTCGATCTTCACCGGGTCGATCTGGAAGTACTGGTACAGCCAGGAGTTGATCGAGCGGGACACCGGGAAGTAGCCGCGCCCCTCGTCGCCTGCGTTCTGCCACTCGCAGATCGTGTAGCGGTTGTCGTTCAGCCATTCGATGAACGCGCCGATGTGCTGGTTGGCACCGCCGAGGGCGGTGATCTTGTCGTGCTCGGGGTAGTCAGTCATGGCGTTGCTTTCGTTGGGGAGTGGGCCGCGCCGCCCTCGCAAACGACGCGGCCCACGGTTCACAGGGGCAGGGGGATGCGGAGCGGCTTGCCCTTGGAGTCGCGGGTGTGCAGGGCCTTGACCTTCTGCTTGTCGCGCCAGGCATTCCACGCCTGGAAGATGAGGCCGACACTCTCGCCGGGCCTGCGCAGTTGCCCCAGTTCGCGCATCTGCCGGATCGTGAACAGGAGCACGGCGCGCGGGTCGTCGCCGCCCTCTGTCGCGTAGCCCGCCAGTGACTCCCAGAAGATGTCCGCGTCGTGCGCGTCCAGGTCGTACAGGACGGTGCGCGCCATTGCCTGCGGCCCGGGCGGGATGCCGATGCGCTGGTAGTCACGGGTGGCGTCGTGGACGGCATCGAGCAGGTCGGGCCTGCGCGTCACCGTATCGACAATCTCCTGGTGCGTGGCACGGTCGTCGGCGCGGGTGCCGCTCGTCATGTGCGTCAGCCGGTCGCTCTCCCACAGCACCATGAGCCGTGCGGCGGCGGCAAGGGCGTAGGGGTTGTTCCCGCCCATCCCCGCCATGCGCAGGGCGTCGCCGCCGTTGCGCACCGCGCCGGTGTCGATCACGACGCGGGTGTCAGGGTCCAGGTCGCGCACCACCAGCAGGCGTTGCGTCTTGCCGGACTGGATGATCGCCTGTAGCCGGTGCTGGCCGTCGAGTAGTTCGCCGTGCCTGCCGATCTTGATTGTCTCGCCCGTGACAAGCCAGCGGTCGGCCAGCATGTCCCGGGAGTAGGCGCTCACCACGCGGGCGCGCATGTTGCGGTTGGCCTCGTTCGATTCGAGCAACTGCTCGGCGTCGCCGGGGCTGACCGTCATCCACTCGACCCGGGGGTCGGTGCCGATGTCCTCCGCTGTGCTCAGTGTGAGATTCATAGCCTTCGTCATTCCTTTGCCTTTCGTGTGTCCGGCGTCTGTGCCCAGCGCTCGCCGTTGGCGGCGGCGAGTTGGCGGCGCTGTTCGCGCGCCTCCATCCAGGCTTCGATGCTGGCGGGTCGCCAGGTTGGCGTTCGTACAACCACCACGTCAGGCGGTGGCATGTCTGTAGGGACCGGGTGGCCGTCGCGCCGGTTCTTGTTCGCCTGCGTGTGATAGGCGCGCACCGAGCCGGGGGCCAACCCAGTCATGCCCGCCACATCATCCAGCGTCAGTAGGCCCGCGTCAGCGGCAAGGCCCGGTTTCTGCGGCATGGTTCCTCCTTCGGTTATCCCTCTACCCCAAGCACCCGCGCCGGGGTGGCGCGGGTGCCGGGGGTTGCGAGGGGTGTCATGCGGTTGCGTCGGCGTCGGCGGGAGCCTCAGCGGGGGCGTCGGTGTGATCGAGCACCCAGGCCGCGACCCTCTCCTTGACGTTGCGGTTCGCCTCCACGATTGCGCGCACGTCCTCGACGGCGGCGAGGTAGCCCTGCTGGTGCGCTGTCTTGCGTGCGGCGCGCGGGGTGCGCGTCCGGCCTGCACCGGCGTCACGGATGATGCGGCCCACGCGGATGAGGCCCGCCGTGTCAGCGAGCACCTTGCGGGGGATGCCCGCCTGCGCGCCCTTGACGATGGCGGCGTCACGGGTCGCGTGATCCGGCGCGTCAGCAATCTCAGCCAGGATGGCCGCGTGCTCGGCGCTGGTTTCGACCGCGTGATCTGCGACAACCTGCTCGGCGGCGGCAATGACTGCGCTGGCGTGAGCCAGGGCCTCATCGACTTCCTTCGCCTGCTCGGCGGTCAGTTCGACGGCGGCTTCCTCGTCCTTGGCGAACTCGATGCTCATGTCGCTGACGCCTGCGGCCTCGGCCTGGCAGAACTCGCAGAAGTCCAGTGCCGTGACAGCGAGGGCGTCCAACTGCGTGCCCGTGTTGACGAGAGTGTTGTGCTCGTCGCAGAGCGTGACCCACTTGCCACCCTCCGGGTCCACGCCAAGTTCTACGGCGCGGCCAACGGTGAGCGAGTGAGCGGCACCCTTGGGGGTGCGGGTGTAGGGGAATGTGATCCCAGCCATGATGTGCCTTTCGTTTATGAGTGCGGTTTGGCTTACACCTAAAGTCTAGCATCGGTGCCGACTGACTTCCTAATCCCGGTTCGGCCCGCAGGGAAAGAAGGGGGCGTCGCGCTAAATCGCCAAACCGAGCGCGACGCCCAGGGTCACTTACTACGAAAGGCGAGTGACCCCACCAGTGTATCTCCCTCGACGCACTGGTTGCCTAGAACGGGGTGTCGTCCCCGTACAGCCCCGGCGTTGACCACGCCTGCTCCTGCGGTGCCGCCGCAGGGGCCGCAGAGCCGGGGGTTGCCCACGGGTCAGCCGCCACGCGCCGGTCGCCGCCCGGGGCGGTGCGGGTGATCTGCGCCGTCGCGTACTTGAGACTCGCGCCGATGTCCTCGACTTCGAGTTCTATCGCGGTGCGCTTCTCGCCCTCCCGTGTCTCGTAGGACCGTTGCTTGAGCGTGCCGGTGCAGACCACGCGACTGCCCTTCGTCAGCGAGCCGGTGACGTGCTCCGCGAGGTCGCGCCAGGCCGAGCACCGCATGAACAGCGCGTCGCCGTCCTTCCACTCGTTCGCCTGGCGGTCGAAGAACCGGGGGGTGCTGGCGACGGTGAAGCCTGCCACAGCGATGCCGGTCTGTGTGTACCGCAGTTCGGGGTCGGCGGTGAGGTTGCCGACGACGGTGATGAGCGTTTCCCCGGCCATCAGCCGCGCCCGTTGTCGCGCTGGACACTGCCCGGCGTTGCGATCTTCTCGGTGGGCGGGTCGAACGGCGGGTGCTCCTCGACCCGGCGCTCCGACTCCTCGCGGTATGCGGCGAGCGGGTCCGAGCCGTCCAGAATCCACTGCGCCACGTCGATCAGGTCTTGCGTGCCGAACCGCTTCGGCATGATCGCGTTGTGCGACACGAACGCCTGGCCGTTGTCGGTGAGGGCCGCGCGGGAGATTGCCAGCGCCTCCGCTCGCGCTCGCTGTTCGTCGGTCAGGGCGGTGCTGGGACTGTCGTCCGTCATGGGATTCCTCTCGTTCATGCCCGTACCCACACTGCGACGATGGCCGCGTGGGACTTGGGGCGGGGTGACTTGACGTAGATGTCGGTGGGGATCAGGAGGCCGGTCTTGCGCATGGCCGTCATTACCGCGCCGACAGCGTTCGAGCGGGGAGCCATGCCCACCGCCTCGATCACGTCGGTGCTGGTCAGCCGGTAGCCCTGCGGCAGTGCGCCGACCCAGGAATAGACGGCCTCGCGCCACTCGTCGCTGGCATCCAGCACCCGGGCGGTGCCCTCGTCCTTGAGGCGTTCCCCCTCGGCGCGGCCTGCGGTGCGCCGCAGTTCGTCCTCGGTGCGCTTGCAGGTACACAACATGCAACCGTCCGTGTAGTGCGCGGCGGTGTCGTGCGGGCAGTCGGGGCAGGTCATTCGATGCGCCCCAGCCCCAGCCCCGCGAGCACGGCGCGCTCGATCAGGTTCCACTCCTCCTCGCTGAACCAGACGGTGACGCCCTTGATTCGCACGGGGATGCCGTTCTGCTCGAACCGCCTGCCGTTGCTCCTGATGAGGATGCGCGTGATGGAGCCGTCGCGGTGCTTCTGCACCCGCAGGCGCGGCGCGCTGTCGGGGTGCGCCTTCCAGATCGCGTCACGTTCCCGCACTTCGCCCTCGAAGTGTTCCAGCACCGGCTCACCGTCCATCGGGGCCTCCGTCCTCGTAGATCGCGTTCTGGATGATGGCGATGGCGGCGGTCACCGTCTGCTTCCACTCCGGGGTGTCCGGGATGCTGTCGCCGTGGTTGTGCCAGATGTGCGCGGCGATGTCCTCGGCGTCGCTGGTGTAGGGCAGGTTGGTGTTCCAGTCCTCCTCGCGGGCGAAGCCGATGCCGATGGTGAAGAACTTGGGGAAGCCGACGACGGCCTGCGTGTCGGTCAGCCGCACGCGGTAGGCCCAGTAGTTCTCATCGACCATCGGGCTGAACATCGTCGTGACGTTGTGCTCGCTGTCCGCGAGGATCGCCGTGGCGTTCTGCTGTGCCCGGCGTTCCAGGCCCAGTGTTGCGGGCGGGGTGCTCATACCTCGATCCCCCCTGCGATGCTGTCGGCCTCGTTCACCTGTTCTTCCAGGTGTTCCCGGCGACGCTCGTCCCACTCCTGCCACTCCTCGCTGTCGGTGTCCTCCGGCTCCTCCTCATCGAAGGCTTCCAGCGAGTGTGAATCCCACTCGTCCACTGCGGCCTGCGCGGTGTCCATCAGTTCTTCGAGTTGGCCGTTGCCGTTCTCCCAGGCTTCAAGCGCCTGCTCCCGCTCCTCAAGGAACTCGGTCAGTGCATCGCCGAGAGCGTCCCACTCGCTTTCCAGGTCGTCGTGGGATTCGATGCCCGCACTCACGGCGTCCTGCCACGCTTCCAGCGCTGACAGCGGCGCACTGCGCGCCGAGCGGGTCAGTTCGCTGGGGCGGAAGGGGTGGTTGACGCATCGGTAGATGGTGCTCCCGTGGTAGCCCGGCGATGCGCTGAGGTAGGGATCACCCTTCGGGATGACGTGCCCGCCCCTGCCGCAGATGTGCTCCTTGCGAGAGCGCTCGGTGCGCTTGACTCGCGCCATAGTTTTGCCTTTCGTTTGCGGTTTGGCTTACAAGTAAAGTCTAGTGCCTACAGTGCCGGGCACCTAATCGAAGTTAGGTGCCCGGCCCGGGGGGATCAGGCGTGCATCACGGCTTCGATGAGGTCACCGATCATGTCACCGGCACAGATACCGCCTTCGGTGAGGGCGTCGGTGAGGACGAGCAGGAACGTGGTGTCGTCCATGTCAGCGCCCGCCTCCTTGAACTGCGCGGCAAGTTCGCCGCCGACGATGTGGACGCACAGCGGGTGATGGCCGGTGACTTCGGCAATCAGTTCGAGCGACTGCGTGAACGCGGGTGAGTGGGTCATGGGATGCCTTTCGTGTGGCGGTGGTTTGGCTAGGGCTGAACTGCCCGACCCGCCCAATGTTTCACGTGAAACATCGAGCGAGCCGCGCGGGTCAGACCAGGGCCGCTTCCAGCGCCAGGTTCTTCGCGTCCGTCATGATGCGGTTCGGCTTGAGGATCGCCCGCTTGAAGCGAGTCTCGTTGTCCTGCGCGCGCCGGTAGTGCTCGGCGTACTCGCTGGATGCCTGCAAGAGTCCGTAGGCGGTGCCCTGGATGCCCTCGCCGGTGACGCCGTTGTAGACGCTCATCCACTCGCCGCGTGCGGCCTCGATGTTGGTGCGCACCCGGTCGCTCGTGATGCCCTTCGGCGGCTCCGGGATGAACCGGGTGATGAACTCCTGGACGCCCTGCGGGCTGACCTTGGTGTCCAGCATGTGCGCCGAGAACAGGTTCCACGCCTGCACCGACTCGCGCCAGCCGGACAGCGCCTCGCGGGCCTCCTCGATGCGGTCAGCGATGTTCTTGCTGTGGCGGAAGGTGAACTCGGTGCCTGCCTGCTGGGCGTCGATGTCAGCCATGCGCAGGGTGTTCGCGCAGACCACGCGGGTTGCCGTGGCCGACCCCTTGAACGCGCCCGAACCGTCGTGCGAGTTTTGGAGCAGGTAGTAGTGCATCGTGGCACCGTTGGGATCGCCGTTGACGAACAGCGGGTGGTCGAGCGCCAGCATGAGCCAGACGCGCTTGCCGCCCCGGAGGGTGCCGCCCGTTTCGTACTTGACATCGACGCCGCCGCCCTGGATGGCCTCACCGATGTCCCACATCTCGTCGTTGCTGACGGTGACGTAGGAGTCGCTGATGATGCCTAGGTGCTGGTGGTTGTCACTGCGCACGTTGCGCATCTCGCCGGGAATCTCGACGTACTTCACGTCGGGTTCGCCCTGCTCGTTGATGTAGATTTCGCGCCCGAACACGGGTTCGCTGATGGGTTCCCAGCCGTGGACGAGAGGCTGGGCCTCCTCGCGAGTGGGGTACTCATCGAGGACGACGCCGAGGCGGTGCCAGGGCATTTCCCGCACGGAGAACATGTTGTCCGTGCCGGTGATTTCGTGAGACAAGGTGTGCCTTTCAGTTGCGGTTTGGCTTACACCTAAAGTCTAGCATCCGGCTCACCCACCGTCCTAGAGCGGGTCAGCGTGGGTCCATGCGCTCGAAGATCGGGTCGTGAATTGGAGGCGGCGGCGGCACGACCGTGGCGGCGGGCCGCGCCGCCCACACCGGCTCCTCGGGCGGGTGTGCCGTGGGGAAGCCCTCGATGCGCGGGTCGCTCTCGTGGACGGCCAGCGCTTCGGCGGCGGCGAACGCACTGCGCTTGATCGTGGCCTCGTCTGCGCCTGCGGCACGGGCCGCATCGGCGGCGGCTTTCGCGGCCTTCGCCATCGCCTCGAAGTTGCTCGGCTTGTACTCCTTCGCCACGTTCAGAATCCTCCCACCTGCTTCTGACGCCACGGCGGCGGTGCCAGGGCCTTGTACTCCTGGATCAGCGCATCGGCCTGCTGAATGTTCATGTCCGACCACTCCCCTTCGAGTTCTGCGCTGACCCAGCCGCCGCGAGCCTCGTACAGATCGTGGAGATAGGCCAGTTGCTTGTCGGTTGCGCGCCCAGCGCGTTTGTCATGGGTTTCTTGTTCATGGGTTTCTATTTCAATGGGTTTCTTTATAGAGGGCCGATTATCGAACGTTTGGTTAGCCAACGGTGGAAAACCGAACGTAGGTGTTTCTTCGGCAAACGGGTCGGCCAGCATGTAGTCGGTGCCGCCGAGGCGACCGCCGCTGTCACGCCTGCGGTGCCGGGTGAGGTAGCCCGCCGTTTCGAGTTCCACGATGGCCCCGCGCAGAGCGGAGCGGCCTTCCGGCCCGGCCTCCATGAGAGATTCGATGGTGACCTCCCAGCCGGGGGTGTGGCTCATGAGTTCGGCGAGCAGGCCGCGCGCACGGCGGCTGATGCGGCTGTCCCGGACCCAGGCGTTGGGGATTGTTGTGGTGCGTTCAAACGGGAAGGTGGGCCGCTGGATCATTGTGGGGAGGGCCTTTCATGTCGAGAGCGGGAACGGCGAGACGGCCCAGCCCCTAACATGGAACCTGGCACGGCAAGCCGGTGACGCGGGTTACGTCACTTCAACTGCCACGCGCAGGGTCCAGGCGCTTAGACAACGCAACCCTACGCCGGAAGCCCCGACCCCCGCTTATGGCTGGGTGGGCCGGGGCTTCCGCCCTTCTCAGGGCGTCGCCTGGATGGGTTCGCACATCGTCAGCACTGTCTGCGCGTCCATGCCGAGGTCCGCGCCGAGCGTGACGGCGTTCGCCACGACGCGGTTGCGGGACTGCCGGATCGCGGTGATGTGCGACGCCGGTGCCAGCGCCTGCGCCTCGCGCACGATTTCCGTCAGGGATTCCCTGCGCACGCGGTCCTCCCACCTGTTCAGCGCGGCGGCGGGTTCCGTGTCCGGGTCCACCACCCGCCAGTTCGAGTTCTGGCGGGCCTTCTCCGCGACGAGCATGACGCCGTGCTCCCGCAGGTGCGCGGCGGCGTCGGGCATGTACTTCGCCGTGCCCACGCGGTCGATGAGGCCCTGGTACATGTCGGCTGAGAGCACGGGCTGGCCGTCGTGTTCGCCGATGATGGCAAGCATGGCGGCGGCGGTGTCGCTGATCTTGGTCACAGTTCGATTCCTTCGAGTGAGTCGGGCACCTTGATGCCCTGGATGCTGAGATTCAGGCCCTCTGCGGCCTGGGCGAGTGCCGCCTGGAACGCGACCCACTGGCCCGGCTCCGAACGGCGGTGCAGGCCGCGCACGTCGGCGGCGGTCGCGTTGATAGCCGCGATCAGGCGGCGGCATTCGACTGCCGCCCGGTCGATGCCGAGGTCGTCCATCGGCATGTCGGGGTCGCCCCCGTGCTCGCGGACGATCTTGTCGTGGCGGTTCTTGTCGTGGGTTTCCAGCGCCTTCCGTGCGGCCTCGGCAGTCTTGGGATCAGCCTTGATCGCCGCCTGCATCGCCTTGGTGTTGCTCGCGATGTCCACCGCCTTCGCGGGGCCGGTGCCGTCCTCCTCGGCCTGCGCGCGGATTGCCTCGCGCCGGTCCTCCTCGGGCACCGCCCAGCCAACCGGCTGTGCGCGGGTGCCTGCGGCGAACTCGTCCCACGTGATGCCCTTGCGGAACGCCTTGTAGTGCGCATCCCAGGTGGAACTCGTCACCCACCGGAATGAAGGGGGGTTCCCCCCCTGATTCGCGCTGGCCCAGGCCGCGACGTTCCGCATCGTGCGGAGGTAGTCCACCGAGTAGTCGATGCCGACTTCGTCGCGGATGAGGTCAGCGACGTTCTTGAGCGACGCCTCCACCGTGGGCGTCGTGTCGCCTGCCGGGTGCCGCCCCGCAGATCGAGGCGGGATGCCTCGGAGCAGGGATTCCGCGAGATAGAACTGGTTCTCGGCGACGAGCCGGGCCGCGTCCAGAATCTCGTTGTAGTTGTCCATGCGGTGTTCTCTCCGGCGAGGCCACCTGGAAGCCCTCGTAGGCTTGCATGGCAGGCGGTCTAGTCGCCTTGCGCCCGAGCCGTTCCCTGCGGGGGGCGGCTCGGTGCGTTTGACAGGCACACTAATGCACCGGGGCAATAACTCCTAGAGCGCTGTGCGCCGCTGTGCGGCGTCGGGCACCCCGGTTGGCCCTGCTACACCGGCCCGGCCATGCTGTGGCGCACAGCGCCGCCGTGTGCCCGCCTGCGTCCGATTCCGTGTTTAGGCGGCAAGCCTGCGGACGCGGTTCGCCGGGTCGTCGGTCAGTAGCACCAGCCCGTGCCAGGTGCGCACCGGCGTTTCGGCGGGGTCGGCCCACGATGCGACGATGAGGCCGAGATTGGTCGCCTCGGTGATGTGCGCGTGCGCCCAGCCATGACAGCCGGTGGTTCCACTGCCGCACAGACTGATCAGATTCGACAGGACGTTCTTGCCGCCGCGACTGCGCAGTTGCCGGTGGTGCAGGTTCAGGCCATCCGCGAAGTAGCGGGAGCACTTCGCACAGCGGTTCTCGTCGCGGTCGAGCACGTCGGCCCGCATCGCCGCTGGGATCGGCCCCTCACTCACGGAGCACCGCCCTCACCGGCTCGAACGCCACGCCCCACAGCCCGGGCCGCGCGCCCTTCGCCGCGTCCAGGTATGTACCCATCTGGAACTGCCGCGAAACACTCGCCCACGGGATGATCAGGTGCGCGTCCTCCGGGTCCGCCTGGAACTGGAACTCCATGCGGTTGCACTTGACGATGTTGTGGCTGGCCAGCCCCAGCGCCCGCGCCGTGGCGTGCGGGTCGAACGCCCACCACGACAGGCTGGTGCCGAGAACGGGGTGCCGGTGCGGGGTGACCACACCGGCCTCCTCGATCTGCCAGACGGAGTGCGCGCAGGTGCGGGTGAACCAGTCGGTCACGGTTGCTCGCCCAGCACCCAGGCGAGCGCTTCGGTCCAGCCCCATTCGACGCCGACCTCGGAGGCTCCGCTGTCCTCCCACTCATCCATCCAGACGCGCTTCTCGGCCAGCAGGTCGCGTATCTCCTGCTCCGACCTCATGGCTGATCGTCCTCGTGGCCCGGGATGCGGTCGGTGATGTACGGCGGCACGATGCCGCCCGTGTCGCTGTGCTCACACTCGGGGCACTCGCACGGCACGATGGCGTCGTGCTCGTCCACGGTGAACTCCGCGCAGGAGCGGTGCTTCCCGGCGTGACACTCGGGGCAGAGCAGGGGCGCGCTCACTTCACCGCACTCCGGTTCCACCCGGCCTGAATCTGATTCCATGCTCGCTCCAAGGAGTTTCGTTCCTGCTTCGTGCCGGGGCGGTCGAGTTTGTCGAGCCGCTTCCGAATCGTCTGCGATAGGGCGCGGTACTGCGGTCCTGAGAGCCGGATCGTGAACTCTCGTTCGCTCATCGTCACGTCAGTACTCACCCCTGCCTGCGGCACCGTACATCGACATCACGAGTTTGCCCACCGTCTGGTAGGCCGACAAGGTCAGTTCAGCGGCCTTCGCCTTCCGCTCGGCGTACTTGAACGCGACCTCCGCGATGTCGAGCGCTTCCTTCTCGCCCTGGCACGCGAGCACCGCCAGGAACTTCCGCTCCTGCACCGGCCCGGTGGCGCGCATGTACGCCGACGCCTCGGCCACGTCGTAGATGCGCTGTGCGTCGCGGTAGGCCGAGAGCCGCTGGCTGACCACATCGACGCCCACGGCGACGGTGTTCGCCGCCTCCCGAATCGCCTGCTCGACTTCGACCGGGTTCAGAACCTCGCTCACGGGGTGTCCTCGGGGCTTGCCGGGCCTCCTGCCGATGCGGCCTCCTGCGCGGCGACCTCGGCCTCATGCGCGGCGACTGCGGCGGCTTCGGCTTCCTCTGCCGTGGGCGGGAAGGACTTGCCGAGCGTGATGAGGTACTGGCCGAACTCCACGCTGTCAATCTCGCCGGTGTCCGGGTTCGGCACGCCGACGACGAGGGCCAGGTGCCCTGCGGCCTTGGCCTTGCGGAACATCGCGAGCGTCGCATCCTTCGTGGTCAGCGCCGCCAGGTCGTACAGCCCGGCAGGGAGCGGGTCGGCCTGCCGGGGAACCGGCGTGCCGCCGTTGGGCGCGGCCTGCCGGTTCGGGTCCGACCCGGCGCGTGCGCCCTCGCCGTCGTTGTCGTCGCCGCCCGGCGCTACGCCGGTGACGGCCAGGAGCGTGTAGCGGCGGGCGTAGGTGATGGACGAGCCGAGCGATTGCCAGTCCTGCCCGGCGCGGCCCACCGGCACCGATCCCGACAGCGATGTGTCGCTCGCGCCGTGCATCAGTTCCCACTTGAGGACGATGGCCCCGTTCTCGGCGGTGTCGATGGCTGTCGTCCAGGCCAGGCCGACGCGGGCCAGGCTCGGGAGCACCGCTTCGGACACATCGGTCAGGTCGGCGTAGTCGTAGGAGTAGCCGGTCTTGCCCTCCTTGCCGGGGATGCGGGCTGTCTGGCCCTTGGCGACGGTGGGCAGGGTTGCCTGGAACCCGGCGAGCGCATCGGCGAGGGTGTCGTACTTCTCGGGGGCAGGGTTGTCGGTCATGGAGTGCCTTTCGTGTTGTGCGGTTGTGGCGATGAACTCAGGTTAGTGCGGGGGTCATACATCGCGCGGCTTCACGTACAAGCCCTGCTTGGAGTACGGCTCGGCGTGGGTGTGCTTCTCGCGCAGGGCTTCGTAGCGCTCGATCAGTTGCCGGTCGCGGGCGAGTCGGCGCATCCCCTCCTCGTCCACGACGTGGCGAACCCCGTGCGTGGTGCTGACGGTAACCTGCGCGAATCCTGCGTCGATGCTGAGGTCCGGCCCGCCGACGTAGTGCGCCACGAGTGCGTCCCACGCCTTCTTCTTCGCGGCGGTGGCGACAGCCTCGGCGTCGCGGGCGGCGAGCAACTGCGCAACCAGCATCGCCTCCTCGGTGGGGAGGTCGCTTGCCGGGGGCATGTCGTCCAGGCCCAGCCGTGCCGCGTCAATCTCAGCGAGGGCGCGCACCGACAGGTCGTTCACGAGGTAGTCGATGTGCTCCTGGTCGCGGGGAATCCAGCACCACTGCGGCGGGCCGGTGGGGGAGAAGTGCCCTGTCTCCGGGTCCACCTTGCTCTCGTGCTGTTCCCAGACGAACAGCGTCACGGTGGCGTTCATCACGTACATCTGCCACTGCATCTGCGTGTAGTAGTTCGTCTTGTCGAACGCACTGCCGCGCGTGATGCGGAGCAGGTACTTCGCGCCGTCGAGCGGCCCCGGCGTCAGGTCATCCACGGTGGTCTTTATCTCGGCCAGCGCCGCGTCGCCGGTGCCCACGATGAGCGCGCCGGTGAACGGGTCCAGGCTGACGCCGTCCGGCGAGGCCAGGTGCCGGGGGTTGTCGCCGTGGCTGTAGACGTAGCCGCACGGGCTGATGCCGAAGTTGTCCTCGACCCATTGCATGATGATCGGCTCGCGGTGGATGCCGTGCTCGTAGTAGCGATTGCTCGCCGCCTCGCCCACGTCCCACTCGCCGGTCACCTTCTCGGTGATGATGGCCCGGCGTTTGGACCCCTGCCCCCAGTCGCGGGCATCGGTCGCGGTGAAGCCGCCCCTGCGCTGTTCGAGCCACGCGGCCCGCTTCTCGGGAACGGAACGGTCGTTCTCCGCGCCACGCTTCGGCACGGTGTTGGAGAGGATTGCAGTGCTCATGTGTGTTGCCCTTCGGTGTCCGGTTCGGCTAACCCAACGCTACCCGGGGGCACATACACTGCCTGCGCAACCGGCACCGCCCGGAGCAGGCCGATGAAGTCGGACAGCCGCAGGGTGACGTACTGATCCGCCGCCTGCCCGTAGCCCCGGCGCTTGTGGGCGACGACGCCGAGCAGGGCCTTATCGTTCTCAGCCTCAACCACGGCCTCCTTGAGCCACTGGCCTAACTCCATGCGCGCCGCGTTCTTGCACTCGACCACGATGCGGTGCGGGCCGAGCCTGACGCCGCCGACATCGCCCTTGTCGAACCGGCCTGTCTCGACCCTGCGGTCGATGCGGTCGTCGTAGTGATCCGCGAAGTAGTTCGCGATCAGTCGAGCGAACGCCGACCCCTTCTTGCCACTGGGATTCGCCATTGGTGCCTCCTCCTTGAGATGTCCGCACACCGCCCCTGCCGACCCCCATTCAAGCGGCCCCCCCTCCCCAGACAGGGCCGCTCCCCCTCGGCAGGGGCGGTGTGCGGACATCTCACACGAACAGGCTGATCGCGTAGACGAGCAGGCCCGCGACGCACAGCCCCATGAGGCCCACGAACACCACAGCGAAGCGGGTTGCCGCCCGGCGCGGGTCGGGCCGGACTTTGAGCAGGCGGGCCATGTCGCGGTCGATCACAGCCCTGCATCCCCGACAGCCAGGAGCACGAACTGTTCGAGTTCCGGCCATGTCTCCGGCAACCGTGCGCCCTTCGCGCCGCGCTCGCGCATCGCGGAGAGGACGCGGTGCTGTACGTCCAGGGCAGGCTCACCGAGGGCCGCGCCCCACGTCAGCGCTTCGCCGCCGAGAGCGTGGTCAATCGCGGAGAGCGAGTACAAGTCCTTGTCTGTCTCCTCGATGGTGCCCATTTCGATGCGCCCGTGATCGGTGACGGTCTGCACGACGACGTACTGCGGGGAGCACCCCGGGCCGCGCTCGACGGCGATCCAGGAGCGGCTGGGTCGGTCGGTCCAGGATTGCAGGATGGATTCGAGGCCGCGCTGTGTCGTGTACGGATCATCGTTCAGGATGGATACGGGGACGGGAAGCGGACGCTCGCAGACTGCGATATTCATGTCCAAGGGGTGCCCTTCGTGGTGCGGTTTGGCTTACACCTAAACTATAGCATGGCCGGGGCCTGCCGCACGGCGAAGCCCGCCTCGTCGGCGCTGTCGGGAAGCGATTGGGGTGGCGAGGCGGGCCGGGGCCGCTGGGGAGCGACGAATCCAGTGTCCCCCCGCCTCGGCTTTCGCGCTAGCGGGGCAGGAATCCCTGCCACACGAGGATCGCGACTTCCACCACGAGGGTCGCAAGGACGATCCACGAGAACCACTGGAACCCCGACCCGCCGCTCCTAGCCCCCCGGGCGGCGGGTCGAGGCTTGCGCCGGTTGCGTCCGACCCTCTCGAAGTGGAAAGTCCAGCGGGGCCTTTCGCCGGGCGGCTCAGCCCCTTCCCCGGCCACGTCCTGAACCCCCGGACGCGATCACTGCGTCGATGTCCTCGCCTGTCGGCCACGGTGCCTCGTCGCGCCACCCCACCAGCGTATTCACGGACACCGAGCGGTAGTTCGGATCGGTGGGCGGCGGGCAGTCCGGGTCCGTGCCCTCGCCGTACAGGTCGTCGTAGATCGCCTGCGCGCGTTCGATGAGCGCGTCGAGGCCCGCGATCTGTGCGTCGCCGGGGCACTCCGTTCCCTCCTGGCCGTCCATCTCGCGGTGGCCGAGCACGTGCTCGCGGTCGATGGTGAAGTCCACTGGGATGCCGTCCAGCGTCTTGCCGTTGAACGACGCCAGCAGGGCGATGTTCTGCGCGTGCGCCTCCCACTGCTCCTCCGTGAAGTCATCCCCCACGTCGGCCAGAGTTTCGACGGCGAACAGCCGCCAGTTCCAGTCCGGGCCGCTGGTCGCCGCCTTGGCACCGGGTCGGACCATCTCACTCTGCGATCCATCCCGGCGCATGTACATCGTCGGGCAGGACGACCGGCTGTTGCAGTACGAGAACCAGTCCATCTGATCCACCATCGTGCCGGTCCAGTGGATGCCGTAGGTGTCGATCACGGCGTCCATCTCGACCTCGCCCGCCATGCCGCGACTGGCCCGTTCCACCGGGTTCTCGCAGTCCGCGAAGCCGAGCGGCGCTTCAAGGGCCTGGAAGGCGAACGGCCAGATCGGCTCATACTCCACGAGGCCGCGCGGGTTGTCTGCGCTTGCCGGGTCGGGCGGGTTCGGCGTGGGCACTTCGGGCAGGCCGTCAGGGCTGGCGTCGGTGAAGCCGCCCGACCACTGCCAGTCGCGGTCAGCGACGCGCTCGAACCACACGTCGTTGCCGTCGATGGCCTCGCCGTGCGTGAAGCCCGACAGATCGACGCGGGTGCCGCCGTCCGTCGAGCCGATCACAGGCGATGTCGTGTAGGGCAGGTCGCGTATGTTCGCGGGGTTCACCCCGACGACGCGGTGCGGGGTGCCCTCGGGCGGCGGCGGGTCGGTCTGGTTGAGGTCGGTCAGATCGTGCGTGCCCTTGTCCGTGAAGCCGCCCGACCAGAAGAAGTCGCCGCTGATAGCGCCCCGGAACCAGACGGTGTTGCCGTCCACGTCCTCGCCGGTGATCCAGCCGTCGAAGTCCGCGACGGTGTTCGCGGCAAGGGTCTGCGTCACTGGGCCTGCCGTGGATGGGTCGCCGCGCCCGTTGGCACTGTTCGGGCCGACCGTGCGCTGATTGCCCGCCGCAGGCACGGCGGGGTTCAGGTCGGCCAGATCGTGCGTGCCGGTGTCGGTGAAGCCCCCGGACCAGAACCAGTCGCCGGAGAACTCGCCCCGGAACCACACGTTGTTCCCGCTGACTGTCTCGCCCCTGATCCAGCCGTTGAAGTTCGCCAGGGTGCCGGGCGGCAACTGCTGGGTGGCCGCGTTCGCGGTCGAGGGGTCACTGCGCCCGTTCGCCGGGTTCGAGCCGACGACGCGCTGTGTCGGGCCAGGCTCGACGGAGCCGACGTACTTCTCGAAGTCCAGCGTGCAGGAGGAGCAGAAGTTGTACCCGTGGAAGTCCCAGAGCGTCTGGTGGACGTGCGCGCCGTAGCCCCAGTCGGAGCCGAAGCCGGATGCGCCGGTCTTGCCGACCTGCTGGCCCTGGCCGACGCGGTCGCCCACGTTGACCCACACTTCCGACAGGTGCAGGGACCGGCCACGCCGTCCGTCATCGAAGTCGATGGCGAGGTAGCGCCCGGTGGCGTTCGCGTTCGAGTGATTGAGGTCCGCGACGCGGCCTGCGGCGGGGGCGTACAGCGGGGAGCCGTAGGCCGAGGCGTAGTCGGTGCCCGGCTCGCTCGAAGGCGGGTTGCGCTCACAGCAATGGTTGTAGTGATCCGCGCTCACGTAGTCCGTGTTTGTGGGCAGGTTGTAGCCCATCTCAGTCCTCCAATACGCTGTCGTCGCCGAAGCGGGCGAACAGTTCTTCTTGATCCATGTCGATCACTTGGCGCACCCGCTCGATGATGGGCCGCTTGCGCACGTCGTGGGGCGCGCGCCGGAGCAGGGCCGCGATGAGCACCATGCGCCGGTTGAACTGTCGGATGATCTGCTCAGAGCGCGAGTACCCGAAGTTGTCGCGCTGTAGGGCGCTCATCGCCTTATCGGACTCGTGCAGGATGAACGGTTCGATGTCGCGCCGGTTGTAGTCGGGCGGCACGGTGACGACGTGCTCATGCGCCCAGACTTCGCCGTCCAGGTCGATGCTGATGCTCACGTGCAGTTCGGCCATGATTCCTCCTTCTCAGTTGTCATTCGCGAGTGGAGGCCCGACGTATTGGGCCTCCATGTGTGTGCCGTCGAATCCCTTGTAGGCATCGTTTGCGGTCCACGTCCAGTTCGCATCGCCGGAGTCGGAGGCGATGGCTTCATACTGCACCTGGCACCACGCCCCTGCCCTCACCGGCAGTAGAACCTCGAAGGCGACCGTGTTGCCCTGCTCGATCACGTCGTTCTGGTAGAACGGGCTTCGCTTCACACCGTCCACCCTGATCCACAGCCGCACGTCGAACGCCTTGGTTTCCCAGGTGTAGACGGAGAACCGGAGCCGGTAGAACCCGGCGAACGGGGTGTGGAACCCGTTCCCGCCGTTCGTGGGGTCGCTATCGGCATCCAGGCCGCCGACGAGCATCTGCGGAATGTAGTTGTTGTACCAGAAGAAGTTGCCGATCTTCGTGGCCGGGACCGAACCGGAGGTCTTGCCCCAGTGACCGGCGATGAGCGAGCCGCCCATCGGATACCAGCCGTTCACCGCGAGCGGGAGCAGGCCGCGCACCGTCAGCCCGGGCACGGTGGCGAGGGCGTAGTAGCACTCGAACCAGCCGTGGTCGGTGTTGAACCAGAGCACTTGCCGGTTCGCCAGGCTCGCGACCTCGGCGTCGTTCGTGGGCGGGATCAGCACCGCGTCGCGCTGAGCCGTAGTGCCCCGCATCGCCATCGCACCGCCGCCGCCTCCCCGGCCCCCGCCGCCGCCCGCACTGCGCCGTACCAGCGTGTCGATGCGCCCACGCAGGTTGACCAGAATCTCCTCTAGGGTGCGCTCGGCCATCACGTCCCCCGGCTCGCCAGCGGTGGCCCTTGGTAGACCAATTCCAGGAAAGTGCCCTCGTACCCGCCATACTCCTCCGCACCCATGAATGATGACTTCTCGGGCGGGCTGGTGGTGGTGTCCTGGTTGTCGTAGAACGCCTCCACCCTGTCGCCCGCCACCAGCGGCATGATGACCTCCTGGGCCTGCGACAGCGGGTTGGCATTGCCGAGTCCGGGCATGTCGCTCTGCTCGTAGCGGACTCGGTTCACACCGTTGATCCTGATGCGAACCATTCCGTCCTTGGCGAAGAAGTCTGCCGTCAGCACCGCCGCGCGCACCCGGTAGTACCCGCCCGTGGTGACGGTGATCTGATTCCGGTCGAAGTCCTGGATGCCGCCGACCGCCACCTGCGAAGGGTGGTCGATGAGGACCGTGCCGGGGTTGGAGTTCATGTTGCCCGACCACTCCTGGTGGCCCTTGTGCGCGATGATGACGGTCGAGCCTGCCAACGGATACCAGCCTGCGGGGTGCGTGGCGAAGGTCGTGGTGCCGAGCACACCGACGACGGTCAGCCCCGGCGTTCCATCCACGGCGAAGTAGGACTCCAACCAGCCGCGATCCGTGTTGAACCACAGCACCTTCCGGTTCGCCAGGGTGGCCCGTTCAGCATCGGTCGTCGGCGTGAACATCGCGTCGCGGCGGGCTGTGGTGCCGCGCAGGAACCGGAGCGTCAGCGAGCCACCTGCGCGCCCGCCGCCCGCCGCACTGCGCCGTTCGAGCAGACCGACTCGACGCCGCATCTCGACCAGAATCTCCTCTAGCGTGCGGGTGGCCATGCCATCCCCACTCCCCCGGCCAGCGGTGGCCCTTCGTACTGCACATCGAGCATCGTCCCGCCCCAGCCGCCGAACTCCGGCTCGCCGGTGAAGCCCCAGTAGGGCGATGCGTTCGTCACGTAGGTCGTCTTGATCTGAGCGCCTGCGGCCACAGGCACCACGACCTCGAACGCCTGCGTGCCGCCGCGCACTACGTCGCCTTCGGTGTACCGCGCCAACTTCACGTTGTTGATGTTGAGCCAGAGCGTGATGGTCAGCGTCTCGCTCTCCCGCCAGTTGTGGGTGGAAGTGCGGATGCGGTAGAAGCCTGCGATGGGGACGACCAGCGCGTACACGTCGTGGTTGGTGACGCCGCCGATCAATACCTGCGCCTCCTCGGTGTAGTAGCCGACTGTGCCGGTCGGAGACTGCGAAGTGCCGTTGAGGAAGTTCATGCCCTTGTGGCCCAGGATCATCGAGCCGCGCAGAGGGAACCAGCCGGAGTTCGCCACTGGCGGCGGCAGGACTCCGACGACATTCAGGCCGGGCTTGCCGGTCACCGCGAAATACTGCTCGATCCATCCCTTGTCGGTGTTGAACCACCACACCTGCCGGTTCGCCAGGCTGACCCTGTCGGCGTCGTTCGCGGGCAGGGGGAACATCGCGTCCCGCTCGGCAGTCGTGCCCCGGAAGCCGACCGCCTCGCCGCCGTTGCCGCCGCCGCCGCCTTTGGCCAGACGCCGTTCCAGGTGGCCCACGCGCCGCCGCAGGTTGACAAGAATCTCGTCAAGCGTGCGCTCGGCCATTACAGCGTGTCCACCCCGGTCACGTCGCCGTAGGGAACCATCTTCACGCCGACTTCCTCGCTCTCCGACGTTTCAGTCACCGTCACCGACTCGATGCGTTGCATCTGGCTGATCCGCCGCAGGTTCAGAGTAGCGAGCACCGGCGCTTCGGCACCGGGGATCAGGTCTGCGATGGTGAGGTCGAACGATGGCCGGATGCCGCCGCCGCTCGGCACGCGAATCTCCACCGGCACCGGCGTCCGCCCGACGAGGCCGCGCCCGGCCTGGCTGTTCAGTTCGTTCTGCGTCGGCTCGCTGGTGCCCTCCTCGTTCTCCGACGTGGTGATGTGCGTCCACACGCCGTAGAACGGATCTTCGCCACCGGCGTTGCCCACGGCAAGCGGGGTGCCCAGGTCTGGCCCCTCCTCCTCGCCTTCCTCAGCCTCGGGTTCCGGCTCGTACTCGGCAGGCACGTCGGACGGTTGCGCCACGACGTGCTCAATCGACCAGTGATCCGAGCCTGCGGCGAATATCTCTATCTCGCCGTAGAAGTCGTTGTCCGTGAGGGTGCGGGTCCGCCCGATAGTGTCCTTGCGGTCCCAGAACAGAATCTTGCGCCCGATCACCGTGTAGTCCATGCCGCCTCGGGCGAGGTTCTGCACGTGCTCGAACACCGTCATCTCGAACGCCTCCGTCACGGATCGCGTCAGCACTTCGCCGCTACGGACTTCCAGGTGCGGCAGGACGTTCGCGGGCGGGTCGAGGCTTTCCCAGCGCGGCACCGTGACATCGTGCGTCGCGGTGCCGGTGCCGACGCTCATCACGTAGGGCGTGGTCAGTTCGTATTCCAGGATTTCGCGGGTGCGGTCCAGCATCAGCGGAGGCCCGCCGCCGTCCTCGTTCGGCCATGCCTTCGAGAGCGCCGTGTACTTGAGGTATTCCAGCACGTCGTGAGCGAGCAGGGTCGCGCGGTCGCGGAACCATGCGACCTGCACGATGGGGCCTTCCCACACGCGGTCGCCGTTGCGGAACAGCACCAACTCATGGCGGCGCGGCTCGATGCGCCCCAGCACGTCCGCCTGCGCGACGCACGCCTCGCCGGTGACGGTGATCTGCGCAGTGCTCAGCCCGTCCAGTTCGCGGTTCCATTCGACCTCGGCCACGTCTACCAGTTGCCACAGCCGCCGCACGCCGCCCCGGTCGTAGATCATCGCCTGATGAACCTGGATGCAGTCTTGGTTGACCCGGCGCGACCTGATCTGTTCGCCCGGAGTGATCGCGCCTGCCACGTCAACTCCTCCGCTGGGTCAGGGCAATCTCGACCTCGACCGGGGGTGCGTCTGCCGGAACGTCGAAGGAGGCGAGGTAGCCGAGGCCGCAGGACAGCACCGGCCAGGTCGCGGGTTCGCCGTTCGAGCCGTAGAGAAGGTGGTCGGCGCGCAGGCGCGGGCCAAGGCCGACTTCGGCCCACACCCGCTGATCCACACCGTCAATGAGCAGGGACGAGTTCGCGGGCAGGTACGACACGATCTGTTCGCTGATCCAGTCACCGATGAACACGTCGGGGGCCTGGTCGAGCGGGTTGGGGTAGATGCGGATGCGGACCTGCCGCGCAGGGGCATCACCGATGTGCAGGGCGATGGTCGGCACCATCGTCAGCCACTCAGTCACGTAGGTTTCCGGGATGACCGCCCAGTACCGCGACCACGTGCCCACGTCGATGATGCAGATGTCGTCAATGGTCGGCGGGCGGGGAGGGGCAGGCGGGCGTGGGCAGTCGGGGTCGGCCAGCGGGTCGTAGGAGGCCACTTCGAGAGCACTCGCGCTGGACACCGAGGCGTGCGGGGTGCCGTCCCACTGGAAGTCCCACTCGCCGGTATCGGGGGTGTCGCCGTCGAAGTACGGGTACGGCTCGCCCAGGTTGATCGCCGCGCCGTCGAGGCGGAACGCATCGCCGCCCTTCCAGGCAACCCAGCCGTCACCGGCCACGTCCATCACGCGGACGATGGCGGTGACCGCGCCTGCCGGTGCCACGCCGGAGGCCATGAGCCGCGCCCAGCGCCCCGGCTCCACGACTTCCGATTCCCCCATCACCGGGTTGCCGATAGCCCCGCCGCTTGAGTTGTAGAAGCGGAGGTAGGCCGCGAGCCGCTGAGCGCGGCTGACCTTGACGTGGATGGTGCCGTAGTAGGTGCCGTTCTCGATGACGGCGGCGGGGAAGTTCGGGTCGATGCCCGCTGTCACCCCGCCTGCGGCTGTCTCGTCGGCGGTGATCTGGACGCGCACCGCGTAGTCGCCGGTCAGCCCGGAGTCGGTGACCCGCGAGTATGCGCCCCCGGCCCCATTGCTGAACGAGGCCGTCCAGCCGTCAGGGCGCTTGCCGACCGCCTCTGACGTGGACTTGCCTGCCGTGCCGCTCCATCGGTAGTCCACGTCCGTCTTGTCGGCGGTCGAGCCGTCGAAGTAGACGCCCGGCTCGGTGTTCGGGTTCGGCTGGGTCGCGGTGATCCAGCCCGTCCACGGCGACTGGTAGGCATCCACGAACGCGCTTGCCCGCCACTCGTACACGGTGCCCGGGCCGAGGTTCGTGATGGTGCGCGGCGTCGTCGTGGTGTCGCCTGTTGCCACGGCGGTCTGGCCCTTGACGCGCCGCTCCCATCGGTACTTCGTGACACCGCTGACACCGCCAGGAGGCGTGAACGTCAGCACCGCCTCGGACCCGGTGGGCTTCGGCACGACGGTGAAGCCCGGCGCGACCGCAGGCATCGTCACCTGCGAGAGCGTGTCGGACCAGGGGCCAGCGCCGATGGCGTTGCGGGCGCGGAAGCGGAAGTGGTGCCCGGTGCCGGGGATGAGGTCGCTGGCAATGGCGGGACTGCCGGGGTCGTCCCAGTTCTTCACGTTCGCCGTGAAGGCGGTGTTGGTCGCGCTCTGGTGGTTGTACGTCTGGATCGCGGAACCGCCGTTGTCGGACGGCCCCTGGAAGTTGTACTGGACTTCGGTCGTGCCCACCGAGCGGAACGTGGGGCGCGGCGGCTTGCCGGGCACCTTCGCGATGCGGTCGGCGTCCACCCACGCCTGCCCGGACCAGCCATCGCCCACCGAGGGGTGCCCGGTGTCGATCCACAGTTCCGTGGGGAAGCCGCCCCGGTAGCCGTTGCTGTCGTGGCTCATCCAGAATGTGCCGGTGCGCAGGACGCGGCTGGTGTTATGGCGGCTGTTGTAGTCCAGCCGGAAGTGGCCGTTGGCGTGAAGGCCGCCGTTGACGTAGACCGCGTAGTACTGGTCCTGGTCGTTGTTGTATGCGCCGCCGCCCGACATTTCCAGCCGGGCCTCGAAGTAGAACCGGGTGCGGTTGTTCGCCGCGTCGGTGCCGTCCTGCCGGACATAGATGCGTGCCCAGTAGTTGTACGAGCCGTTCAGTTGGCCGTTCGACGCCGCGCTGTAGACGGACTGCGGGTTGACGACCGGATCGACCGGCTCATCGCCAGTCGCGGGAACCGCGTGGTCTGTCAGGCCGAATGCCTCTCCGCTCATGTCACCCTCCTCACGGCTTCGTCACGGCGAGCGCGTCAACGTAGAGCCGGACCTTCGCGCCCGCATTCCAACTGGTCACGTTCTGCTTCGCCCGGACGAGCACCTGCGCCGTGCCCGCTGGCGGGAGGATCGAGTTCTCTACCTCGGCACCGCCGCTTGCGGGCAGGGTGCCGAGGAGGTCACTGCGGAGCGTGGTTGCCGCCGCGTCCTGCCAGTAGGCGTAGTAGTCGATGGTGCCGAGGACAGCGGTGCCGGACTCGACCGAACCCGACGCCCACAGGTTCACCGAGTACCGCGTGGTCGGGGTGATGCCCGGCAAGGGAACGAGTTGCCCTGCGCCAAAGTTGCCATCCGCGCCGGTCGCCGCCGCCGTGAACACCGCCTTGATGCCCGCAGTGCCCACCACGAACAGTTCGGTGGTGCGCTCCACGACGACATCGGCGCTGGGGATCGCACCGCCCTGCGTCTTGTTCCAGTCGCCCGCGTCTACCTCGGCACTCGGGTTGATCGCGTAGTTGGTCTGGACGACAGCGGTCGTAGCGTTGATCAGTTCGGCGCTGGGGCGCGTGACGAGGTTGTAGGGAATGTCCGCGACGACCGTGGGCAGGCGCGGCGGCAGGTCAATCTCGCGCCGCACGCCGTAGACGTAGGGGTTCGCGGCGACCAGCGTGTACTCGACCTGATACGCCCAGTGTGGGCCGCTCTGGAACTGCGCCTGGATCAGCGGCCCGCTGACCGCGCCCACGTCGTGCAGGTAGCGACGCACCTTGTTCAGTTCAAGCCGATAGTCCTCATTCGGCACCGGCTCGTAGCCCAGGAAGCGGATCGTGTGCGCAGTCGAGGTTGAGTCGTGCGCGGTGCCGGTCCAGGAATAGACCTCGGTTTCAGTGTCGGAGCGGTCACCGTCGAAGTAGCCGCCAACGGGGTACTGCGTGCCCGTGACGATGGAAACCGCGTCCCAGACAGACTCGAAGAAGGTGTCCTGCGCCGAACCGGCAGAGCCGAGGCCCAGGATCGCCCCGGTGCTCTCAGCGGGAACCTCGAACGTGTGGACAAGGTGATGCCAACCCACCGTGTTCGGGGCCTGCTCGCTGAACACTTCTACGGTGCCGGTGGGCATCCCGCCGATGTACACCACGATCCTGCGCTGTCGGCTTGTGGCGGAGTCGTCGGGCGAGATGTGCGGCTTGGGAATGTAGAGGTCGGCTTCGACGGTGTACATCTGGCCCGGTGCGAACGTCACGCCGCCCACCCGCACGTCGCCCCGCGATCCTGCCGACACCGCGCGAACGGCGTACTGTCCTCGCGATGCCGGGGCATCCGGGGAGTGCGTCTGGTACACGTAGGCCAACTCGGACCCGCTGTAGTTCTTGACGGTCGGTGCCGACTGCGTGCTCTCGCTTTCATCCGCGACGCCAGCCCATGCGTAGGTGAACGGGCCGGTGGTGTAATCCTCCGTCGTGCCGTCGAAGTACGGCAGGTGATTGGAGCGCCGCTCCATGAGCGCGTTGCGGGCGTAGAACTCGGTGCTCCCCGCGACCTGCGCACCCGCGTAGACCAGGATGCGGAACACTGATGCCGGGCCGGGAACGCCGACGCCGCTGTAGAGCCGCTTGACCTCGCCAGGCTGGATCGTCACGCTTTCGCCGGGATACTGCCCGCCGCCGTCGCGCATTTCGACGCTGAGGTAGAGCGTGACTGCCGGGTAGCCGGGCGGGACTTCAATGTCCATCGACGCCACGCCGCGCTCGTTGCCGCTGATGCCGACCCAGTGCGCCTGCGCTTGGTTGAACATGAGCGTGCCGGACGGCTGGCCGTCCATGTAGTGCAGTTTCAGACCGTTCTCGGTCCCGGTGAGGATCGCCCCCGCGTTCCCGCCCCACCCGGTGGTCGTCTGCATCCTCGGGTTCCGCGACAGGTTGCGTCGGAGTTCGATGACCCCTCCCGGCGTTTCCATCGAGGGGTTCAGGTTGAGGTTGGTGGCGACGAGTTCCGGTTCCGAGTAGGACGGCACCTGCGCGCGGGCGGGCGGGCAGGTCGAGAAGAATGCCAGGTCAGCCGTGCCGCAGGCGTCGCCGTGCTGGCCGCAGGCGTTGGGGTCCAGCGCCGCGTTCAGCCAGGCCATGCCGTATTCCAGCGCGTCCTGCCCCTCACCGGCGAGCAGGGCCACGACGCGCACCTGGCGCGGGGCCTTGCGCACGCGCCCGATGACGCCGCCGTCCGCGAGGCCCTGCGTCACGTTGGCTTCGCGGGTGGAGTCCTCGATGCCGTACACGCCGAGGCCGAACGCGCCGTAGAACCGCGCGGAGACATCGGGGAGCACCGGGTCGTACCAGGGGGCACCCTGGATCGCCGTCGCGCGGTAGTCGGCCCCGGCCATCTGCTCGGGGTCGCGGTCCTCGTGGACGAACGCACCGATCAGCGTCGCGGCGAGCAGGGTGTCGCACGGTTGCGACTTGAACCAGGACATCGGGCAGTTGGCCGTGCGGGCGTAGCCGACCGTGCGAGCGTTGTTCAGAATCTCATTGCCGCCGAGAGCCAGCCACTCCTCGAATGCCATCAGAGCGCCACCCTCTCCGCGATTCCATTGACGGCCAACAGCGCCGCCTTGTACGGGTCACCGACGCCGTTCACCTGCACTGCACCCTCCGCGAATGTCGTCTGCGCGCCGCTCACCGTCGTCGGCCCCGCCGTGCTCGATGCCCTGCCAGTAATCGCCCCGGGGCCGCTCGTCAGCGCGTGCGCAGGCTGTGCGAACAGGTTGGCCGACGCCTCGACCTCCTTCGACAACCCCTCGATGCCTTCCAGGAAGCCGAGCGCGACGTTCTCACCGATGTCGCGGAACACCGTTGAGGGCGAGTGCTCACCGAGGAGGCCCTGCGCGGACGACTTCAAGCCGCCGATCTTGTCGTTGAACCAGGACTCGATGTTGCCCCAGATGGACTTGAGGCCATCCCAGAATCCACGGAGCACGTTCGCACCGGCGTCCACGAGCCAGTCGCGCGCACCGGAGAAGATGTCCTTGATCTTCTGCGGTATCTCCCTGATCCACTCGATGATGTTGTCCCAGATGCGTTTCGTGCCCGCCTTCACGTCCTCCCAGATGCGGTTGATTATGTCCACGACGGTCGAGAAGTCGCCGGTGAATATCGCGATGATGAGCGCCACGGCAAGTTCGATGATCGACGTGATGATGTTCCAGACGACCTCGATAACCGCCTTCACCGCGTCCCATATCTTCTGCCAGAACTCGAACATCGCTTGGAAGCGGTTGATTATGAACGAGACAATCACTTCGACAATCGGCACGACGAAGGCGACCAGGAAGTCCCAGACCACCTGGAAGATCAACTTGACGGCCTCCCATATCTGCGTCCACACAGCCAGGAAGGCATCGAGTTTCGGTTGGAACCACCCGATGAACGCCTCCCAGATCGCGGTGGCGTACTCCACGATCTGCGACCACACGGCGGTCCAGAACTCCACGAAGGCTTGCAGAATCGGCAGGAACCACGCCATGAACGCTTCCCACGTCGTCTTGAGCCAGTTGACGAAGGCGCTCCACATCTGGATGCCGACCTCGGTCTGGGTGAAGAACCAGATCAGCGCGCCGACCAGGAGGGTGATGCCGGTGATGATGAGGCCGATGGGGCCGGTCAGGAACTTCATCGCGGCACCGAACGCCTTAGTCACGGTGGCCGCAGTCTTGCTCACGATGTTGTGGATTTTCAGGGCGGCGGTGTTCGCCTTCGTTGCGGTCGTGTTCGCAATGATCGGCACCGTCGCGCCCTTGAACCCCTGACCCATGCCGATGACGGCGGACCCGAGCAACTTCGACGCCTTGCTCACGCCGTTGACGATGCCCTGGACTTTCTTGAAGCCGTTGAACGCCGCGACCGCCGCCAGGACAATCGGCGCGAGGCGGTTGATAACAGCGATGATCGTTTCCCACGGCATCGCGTTCAACGCCGCCGTCACAGCCTTGATAGCCAGTTGGAGCGGCGGGCCGAAGATGTCCACCAGTTGCCGGATGACCGGCAGAACCCCCCGGATCGCCGCCAAGATCACTGCCGCCATGTTCGCCACGGCGTCGCCTACTGCGGCCCAGTCGATCCTGCCGAGCGCCGCCGCTATGTTCTCGAACGCCTGCTGGACGCCGGGGCCGATTTCCAGCCATATCTTCTCGAACGCCTTGGCGAAGGCATTGATCGCGGAGATGACCGTAGGGGCCAGGGCAATGATGCCCTCGAATACCGGCTTGAGAATCGTCGCGCCGAACCGGGCCATTGCGGCACCGATGTTCTTCATTGCGCCGGTGAAGGTGTCAGCCGAACGCTCGCTCGCAGTGCCGATGTTCTTTTCGAGCGCCTGGGCGAACTCCTCGAATGAGATTTCGCCGTCGCTGACCATGCGCTCGGCTTCGTCGCGGGTGATGCCGTAGGCGTCGGAGAGTTGGTCGAGGGCGTCGATGCCCCGGTCAGCGAGGCGGTTGATCGAGTCGGCAGTCAGGTCGCCATCGGCGGCAAGGTCCGCCATGATGTCGCCCATTTCGGCGAGGCTGACGCCGGTGACTGCGGCGGCATCCGTCGTCGCGTCGAGGGCCAACTGCAAGTCCTTGCCGGACTCGACGCCTGCGGCCATGAACCGCGCCGCCAGGTCGGCGGCATCACCGAGGCCGAACGCGGTGCCCTCCACCGACTTGAGCGCCTGATCCATGATCCCGACGACTTCTTCGGCGCTGTTGCCCAGGCCCAGCAACTTCGCTTCGGCCTGGTCGATGACCTTGAGCCGGTTGAACCCCGCGACGAGCGATGCGCCCAGCGCGGCGGCAAGCCCCGCGCCCACGAGTTTGCCGGTGGTGATGAGGCCGCGCCCGAGGGCGTTGCCGATGCCGGTGCCGCCCTTCTCGGCGGCTGGCTCAGCGGCCTTCGTGGCGGTATCGACCTGCTTCGTCAGGTCTTTCTCGAAGTTCTTCGCGTCCGCGACGATGTCAACAGCGGCTTCACCGACACTGTTCACGGCCACGGACGACACCCCCCCTACGGGATGACATCGGCCCTACTGCCAGCATGTCGCTACGAGTGCAGGCGGGGAGACAGTCACGGCCTGCACCGCTCAGGTTACTCGCTCGCGGTCTTTCCGCCCAGACCGGCCTTGAGTGACCGGAGCGCGCCCATCTCATTCTCAGCCGACCACGGCGACTCGGCGGGAATCTCGGTTCCTTTCGGCGGGAGCCAGAGTTTCGCCCGCAGTTTCGCCCGCTCCGCGCTGTCGGCGTGACGGACAAGCATGTACCAGACGTAGTTCATCGCCCGACCGAGCGGCAGTTTGGTCAGGGCGGGAACGTTGTGCGCGACTCCGTAGCCGTCCAACTCATCCCAGTTCGACATCATCGCCTGGGTCAGCCGGGCGACTACGTAGTAGGGGTGCCGGTCGTTACCTCGGTGATCTTCTCCATGAGTTGCATGATGTGGCGCACGTCAAGTTCGTCCTCCTGGTCCTCCAAGCGGTCCATGATCTTGCCCGCTTCCTTCTTGCCGAAGGTGAGGTCGAGATACTTGCGCAGGCGTCCCAGGATGAACGTCGGGTCCGATGAGCCGTCCATGCCCTCAGCGAGTTTCATCGCGAGCAGGGTCTTGGGCGGGTGGGCGACGTAGGCGTGGCCGATCAGGTTGACCGTGATGGGTTCGTCGGTCGAGGCGATGTCGATGATGGGCATGAGGCGAAGGTATCACCTACCCCGGGTTAGCGTGCGTAGTCGCTCGCCTTGACCGCCTGCACCGCATCCCGCATGAAGTGCGCAGGCGTGACACCGCGCACCCACTTGGCGAAGATGACCGGCCCCTTGCCCCTGATCTGGAACACCAGCCGCTTCGCCCGGACAGGCCCGTGCGCCCGGGTGCCGAACTCCTGGTACTTCGCGTAGCCGTCACCGCCCGGCGTCACCTTGTAGCGCGGCGACGAGCCGCCGTCTACCTTGTGGACGGTCATGTTGTCGCCCATCGCGCCGGTGTGAACGCGGCCTGCCGCCTTGATGTTGGCGCGGGCCTTGCGGCGGGTGGCCTCGGCGGCACGTGCGGCGGCTTCGTCAGCGATGCCAGCGACGGTCGTGGAGGCCGAGGGGTAGACGCGGAAGGTGATCTTGGAGGGCATGTCACACCGGCTCGGCGTGGGGCCGGTCGCAGGGGCAGACGCCGATGCGCACCACGAACGTCCACTCTCCCCCGGCATACGCGCCCTGCGGGCCGGAGGGGAGCCAGTTTGTGATCGCGGACACCTGCGGGTGGCAGAGGATCACCTGCTGGATCGCCTGTAGGTCGCGCACCATCTGCAAGCCGTCCGCCGACAGTTCGCTGGGGCTGGGGGGCGATCCGTCGCTCTTGAGGCCCGCGACGCACCGGATGAGGCCGACCGCCATGACGACGTTCCAGTACAGCACCCCGCAGGGCGCGCTGGAACGCGGCTGTGTGCCGGTGGCGGGTGCAATCGTCACGACCCGGCCCCACAGTTGACCGCCGCCGCACGACTCGTCCCAGGCGACCTCAGCGCCGGGCTGGATATGGATGACGCGGCTCGGCTCCGGGTTCACCGCCGCGAAGGACTCGTTGACGATGCCGACGAGCACCGGGGCGATGAAGTCGAGCGGTTCAGTGTCCATAGCGCGTCGTGCTCCCGGCCACAGGAATGTCCACCGAACGCACGGACGCCGACGCCCGGGGCATCGTGATGCTGGCGATCCACGAGTCGATGGCCCAGATGCCGGTGCCGCCTTGCTTCAAGTCCTCGAAGGAGTCCTGGAAGCCGATGGTCATGCCCTGCCGGGTGATCGTCTGGATGCGCTGGGGCAGTTTGCAGGTTTCGTCACCGCAGTACGCCTTCGCCATCTCGCACGCCAGTACGCCAGTCGCCATCTGCCCGCCGACCGGCACCGGGACGCCCTTGCGGTAGGCGACCTCGAAGGTGTTGGGCTTGTCGGCCTCGGCCAGCAGGTCTTGGCACTTCGGCCAGACGCCGCCGTCCACGCGCACCAGGAGCCGCGAGTACATCACGCGGTACGCCGTGGGCGGCACCACGTGACCGTCCACGCTGACGCGGGTGACCGCCTGCACCGGGCCGGGGAGCCTGAGCGATGTCGGCCCTTCCTGCGGGCAGGAGCAGGCCCCCGCACAGCCACACCCCATGTTGTGCATCACGCCGTCGATGAGCACCGGCGTCCATGCCCGCTCCGCGCCGCCGTAAGGCCCCCGCCCCCAGAACGTCGGGGTGTGGCCGACGCCGCCGCAGTCGTTCCGGCAGGGCCGGATGACGACCTCGCACACACCGAACAGCCGGTCGGACCACGCCCACATCATGTCCGAGGCGATCTGCTCGAACTTGGCCCGCTCCTCCGGGTCCAGGCTCGTCAGCGCCTCGCACTCGTTGCAGGTGGAGTAGTCCACCGGCCAGTAGCACGGCGCGTGGCTCATGGGCTGATCCTCTCAGTCAGGGGCGGCGGCAGTTCAAGGAACCGGCTCACCGTCCGCTGTGGGGGCCGGGTTCGCGGCGCGCACCGCCTGCACACCCGCGAGGATCATGCCATCGGTGATGACGGCCTCGTCTGAGCCGGGGTCGGGCACTTCGCCAGCGACGGCGGAGTCCCACGCGGTATCCCAGCCGGGCTGGCTGGCAATCTCCCAGCGGTAGACCGACACCCACGCCTGCGGCTCGTCAATCGACTCCTTCGCCGCGCCCGCTGTGAGGCGACGGTTCAGGCTGTAACTTTCGGCCATATCGGCCACGGACTTGTACGACATTCCCTGCTCCCTCTGTTGTGTCCTACGGTACGGGTACGACTAGATCGCCCTCGATGAGCCAGGCGTTGCCGGTCACCTTTGTCAGTTTCGCCTTGGAATACTGGCCCGCGAGTTGCGTCTTGCCACCCGGTGCCAGCAGGGCCGCGCCTTCGCCAGCCACGAACGTCACTGGGCCGACCGCGTTCATCTGCACATAGTCCACCTGCTTGCCGGAGGGGACGCCGGTTGACGGCACCGCGATAGTGATGGGACCGGGCTGGCTGAGCAGGTACAGGTTGCCCACCACGTTGATGTCAACGAAGATGTTCGTCCCGCCCCAGTCGAACACGTACTGGTACGCGACGGGCATCGGCGTGGCCCAGCGCATCTTGTTCGACTGGATCGGGTCGGCCAACAGCACATGGCCCGCCGTCGTCGGCGCGACGAGGCGGTTGAACCGGGTGGCGTTCGCGGCCACCACAAGGTCGCCCTGCGTCATGTTCGTGGGGAAGGTCGGCGGTTCTGCCGCGATGGTCCACGCGCCCATGCTGACCGGCTGTGTCCCACCAGGCCGGTCGAAGTTGATCGAGCGCCAGATGGTCATGGGCCTGTAGGCGTTCGCCAGGTTGGCAATCTCGAACGTCTGCAAGGCGGTGGAGTAGAACTCATACGGCGCGACATCACCGCTGTAGTCACCGACCGTCGTGGTGACCAGAAGGTCGCCGGGGCCGTGCCCGGCGAACGTGGTGTTGAGCGCGGCCAGGGCGGGGAAGGCGAGCGCCATGTCGTCCACGTGAAGCACGCCGACCTCGCCGGTGCGCACCGCGTCCAGTTCGGCCATGTCGGCGTAGACCTTCGTGCCGCCGCCCCCGCCGCCCGATGCGGGGGCCTGGATGGGCGACCACAGCACGCCGGAGCCGATCTGCGACTGGTTCCAGAGATAGTCGCGCCCGATGCGGTGTGACTTCGGCGCGGCGGGGTCAGACAGGTCCGCGACAGTGAACTCCTGATGCACGAACTTGTCGGGGTAGGTGCCGTCGTCGGTGCCAGTGGGTGAGTCGGTGATCGTCGTCGTGATGACGAGGTTGCCCCAGCCGACGCCTGCGAATGCGCCTTCCACGCCGGAGCCGATAGCGGCAAGGTTCGGGAACGCCGCCGCCATGTTGGGAACCTTGACAGTGCCGATGGCAGGCGTGCGGTCGCCCTCTGCCGCGACGAGCGAGGCGTAGACCTTGATGGTGCTTCCGGTGTCCACCACCCGCCAGCCGTTGATCGTCAGGATGCGGTTGCCTGTCACTTCGTCCAGGTAGTTCATCCGCTGGATCATCAGGGGTTGCTTGCTCGGGGTGAGCGCACCCGGCACCCAGAACTGCTGTGTGACATTGCGGCGATCTGGGAAGGCCGGGTCGGTGTTGTCGTTCCAGGACACGTAGACCAGCAGATCGGCGGGGCCGGTGTGCGCGAGGTCGGGCCAAGCGTCCCCGACACTGCCGATCAGGTTCTTGAGGTTCGGAACGCGGACCTTGTAGACGCCCGGCTCGTTCGCGTTGTCAATCTCGTACCACGGTTCGAGGCGCGGGATGCCCTCGGCAGGCGCGACGGCGAGCGGCCACAGGGTCGTCACGGGTGGCTCGAACACCGGCTCCACCCAGAAGTTGCCGGGGTCCGCGATGTCGGGCGCGCTCAGGTCGGCGGCATCGGTCATCGCGCCGAGCAGGGTCACGTGCTCGCTGGACTGCGGGAAGCCGCCCGCCGCAGAGTAGGCGTACTTCGAGGACGGGTACGCGACGTAGCCGATGCGGTACTCCGCGTCAGCGGTGAGGATGGAGCCGCCGCTGTAGAACGGGGCCTCGACCCACCCGCCCGCCTCGGAGCCGATGATGGAGCCTGTGGCGATCTGCGTGCCCGCCGCGTCCCAGATGTAGAACGACGGCATGACGCTGGCAGTGCCAGGCGGCATGTAGAACCGAACCGCCGCCACGCGCCCGGCCACGTCGGCGGTGAACTTGACCGCGTACAGGGTGCCCGCAAGCGGCACCGGGAACGACTCGGGTGTGCCGGTCAGGATCGGTTCTGGCTCGCCGTACAGATCGGGCCGCTTCGGGCCGTAGATCGCGCCGGTGTCCAGGTCGATGTAGAAGTTCTCGGCGTCGCCCAAGTCCTCGGCGGGCGCGCCGTGCCCGGTGAGGATGGTCGAGCCTGCCGGGAATGCGTCGAACTGCTGTTCCAGGTATGTACGGTTGACGATGCTGTTGCCGCCGAGAGGCGTGCCGTAGACCTCGGACTGCCCTACGGAGTCGCGGAGCATCAGGGTGTTGTTATCCGCACCACTCGTGCTGGCGACCTTCGTGCCCCAGGTGCCGTTGGTGTCCAGCGTGATCGGGACGTGGTTCGGCGCGTAGACGACCGGCATCGCGGGCACGATTGTCCAGTCGTACCGGAATAGTTCAGCGCCGGTGGTGCGGTCGAAGAACAGCACGCGAGAGGCGTGCAGAACGCCAGGGGTCGCGGTGTCGCCGATGTAGAAGTGCTGTTGGAGCATCGAGCGGTTGTTCAGCGGCGCGCTGTTGACCGGGTGATCCGAGAGGGTGGACGTGACCACGATGTCGGCGGGGCCGGTGCCTGCGAACACGGTCGGTTCCGCCGCCGTGAACGGGGGCCAGGCCAGCGAGAGATTGTCCACGTGGAGGACGCCGACTTCCGCCTCGCGCACGGCGTCGAGTTCCGCCTGCGAGGCGTAGGTCTTGAGGCCCGCGCCGCTACTGCCGAGCGGGACTGCGATCCACGTCGCACTGTCGGCGTCCCAGACCCAGCCCATGCCATCCGAGTCGATCCAGAACTCGCCTTCACTGGTGCCGGGGGCTGTCGGCGGGCCGGGCACCGTCAGCGTGCCGTCGATGTCCAGACCTTCGCCCTGCGGCCCCGGAGGGCCTGCCGGACCCCCGACGCCCTGGATGCCTTGCTCTCCCTGCGGCCCCGCTGGACCCTCTGGCCCGGGCACGGTCGAGTCTGCGCCTGCCGGGCCGGTTGCGCCGATTTCACCCTGCGGTCCCTGTGGCCCTACGGGACCGGGAACCGTCGAGTCAGCACCGGCTGGGCCGGTTGCGCCGGTGTCGCCGGGGTCGCCCTTCTCACCCTGCGGGCCGATGGGTCCGGGGACGGTCGAATCCGCGCCGGGAGCACCCTGGACGCCCTGGATGCCTTGCTCTCCCTGCGGGCCGACCGGACCCACAGGCCCCGGCACCGTGGAGTCCGCGCCTGCGGGGCCTGCTGGCCCCTCGGGGCCGGGCACAGTGCTGTCGGCCCCGGCAGGCCCTGCCGGACCCACAGGCCCCGGCACGGTGCTGTCAGCCCCGGCTGGCCCGGTTGCCCCCGGGTCGCCCTGCGGGCCTTGCTCGCCCTGCATACCCGTAGGCCCCTGCGGACCCGGAGGCCCCTGCACCGGACCAGTGGCGACCCACACGCCATCGGCGGCATCCCACACCCAGCCGTTGCCGTCCGGGTCGATCCAGAAGTCGCCGTCGTCAGTGCCGGGGAAGGTCGGTGGGCCGGGGAGCGGGATGGTGCCCTGCACCTTGATCCCCTGGCCGGGTTCACCCTGCGGGCCTTGCTCGCCCTGCGGCCCCTGGATGATGATGATGCCGTCGTCCCCGACAGCCACCGGCGCGACCAGCGTCAGGTCCACGGTCGAGCCGCAGGGCAGGGCGAAGTAGAACGGATCGCGCGGCACAGCGCGCCCGTGGTAGGTGAGTTTGAACACGGCGCGCCAGTGCCAGTTGACCGGGTTGCCGTCCGGGTCGTCGGTGCAGAACAGGTTGACGCCGGGGGTGCCGTTCTCGTACAGGTCGCCCTGCCAGTTCAGTTCGGCGCACACCATCTGCGGCAGGAGCGTCGTCGGCGGTGCCGCTGTCGGCACCCGCACCACGTCCGCTGTCGGCCAGAACTCGACCGTTCCCCGGAGGGGCACCGCGTCGGGTGCCGCTCCGGGGTCGTTGGTGTCGAGGATGCCAGCGACGAACCTGCCGGTGACAGTTCCGTAGCCAATCTCAGGGAGGTCAGCCATTCCCCGGCCCCCTCTCTGGATCAGGCGTTCGCCAGGGCCTTGTCAGATGCCTTCTGCGTAGCCTTGCGGGCCGACGCCGACAGCGCCAGCGGCGAGCCGGTGACTGCGGTCGGGTCGCACGCTTCGGGCGGCGGCGCGACGCTGGTGTCGATCAGGAGCAGGTGGTCGAACGGGTCCAGCGGTGTCGGGAGCGCCGCAGGGACCGGCGTGGCCGGAACGGTGTTGTCCATGACCACGTTGTACGGGCCGACGCCCCAGCCGTTGCCGCCTCGGGTGACTGCGCCTGTCAGCGAGAACGTGACAGCGTTCTCACCGTCAATCGCGATGTCACCGAGCACGCCGCCGACGACGAAGGGCAGGAGCATGTAGCCCGATGCTTCCTCAGCGCCGGGTGCGCAGACGTTGCCGGACATGCCGAGCCAGAGTTCCAGCGCGAACCACTTCGCCAGTTCGCCCTCCCCGACCGTGAAGCCCGCGATGTCCCCCGCGTAGTCCTCGTAAGGCTCCGCGTTCGACACGATGCCCAGGAGCGAGGGGTTCACGCCACAGAACTCCATCTCGACATTGAACCGCTTGAAGGACGACGCCTGCCGCTCATTGACGCACAGCGCGCCGGACGCCTTCTTCACGATGATTTCGGTGCCGTCCTCGACCTCGCTGGACAGGTTGACCGTGATGAAGCCATCGGTGGACAACTGCTCCGCGTCGGGGAGGATGACCCCGCAGGAATCGAGTTCGGTTACTCGCATCCTCTTGCCGAGGAGCGGAATGAAGCAATGCGTGGTCATGTCAGTTCTCCTCGGATTCTTCGTCGGCCAGTGCCGCCAGGATGAGCGCGATGATCTGCGGCTTGGTCGAGCCGGTGGGGATCGGGATGGGCGGTTCGTGATCCTCTGCGAACTGGGTCAGTTCCGCTTTCGTCCAGCCGGAGAGCGTGTCCTCGTCCAGAGCGGGCGCGGCACCCGCGACCCAGCCGGTTCCGTTCCAGTAGAACGCGCCGTCGCTGAACGTGGCCGACTGGCCCACGGTCCATGCCGTCAGCGGTGAGGCGATCACGTTCGGGTCGGTGGAGGCGACCGTCTGGACCGAGCCGGGGGCGACGATGATATCGACTGATGCGCCGCCACCGGGCAGGCCCGGCATCCCTGCGATCCAGCCAGTGCCGTCGAACGGGGGAAGGCTCATGGTGTCACCGTCCCGGTGTAGGTGCCCTTGACGACCGGGCAGGGATCGAAGCCGAGGACGTATGTCCGCTCGGCTACCGCGTACAGATCGTTGGTTGCCCGGTCGAGCAGATCGCCCTGCCGGTTGGACGACGTGAACACTTCCGAGCGGTAGCCGAGCATGGCGGGGGTTCCGACAATCTCTGGCACGTCCGGGTAGCCTGCGCCCGCCACGACCGGCGTTTGGAGCGCCCGCGTGTAGAGCCGACCGCCCCGGTTCTCAAGGAACTTCGCCAGGAGCGACGCGGTGCGGCGGCTCATGTGGATGACGCCCTGCGACCCGTACTCGACGCCGATGCCGTACTCCACTGCGGCAAGCGCCTCGTAGGCGTCGTCGTGGGTGCCTGCCGACACGGGCGCGGGGTAGCCGTTCGCGCCGGACAGGTTCGGGGTGTTGCCCAGGTCGCCCGTCCAGAACGCCTGCTCTGCGCGGGCCTCCTCGCGGGCGAACAGGTGGGCGTCGGCCTTGGCCTGGACTTCCGACCAGCCACCGCCGATGGGCGAGCACAGCGCCTCGCCGAACACCACGAAGGCGTCGGCGGTGCCGTACTCGGGGCCTGCGTCGATGACCTTCGGCAAGCCGATGGGCACGTCGGGCGCGCACGCTGGCCCTCCGCGACCAGCCGCAGGCTCGCAGGTGATCGCATCCCAGGTGACGCCTGCTTCCCAGCGGTCGCCGGTGCGCCAAGAGAACACCGACCCCAGCCCGAACGCGAGAGGCGCGCGGGCTGGGCCGACGACCAGGGCAGGCGGGGCCAAAGTTGCCACGTCCTACCTCCTTCGCTTCGCTCGCCGCCCGATCACGCCGAGGGCGAGAGGTCGGCGTCGAGCAGGACGCCCGCGTGCGTGGAGCCGTCCGAGTGGACCGGCACGGTGATGACCCGGGAGTCGATGCACCGCTTGGCGACGAGCCACGCCTCCTCCGTGAACAGGGCCAGGAACTTGTTCTGGCCGAGCAGGGTGGAGTCGTAGAGCGTGTCGAGCGTGATGATGTCATCCACGCCCGCGACCCACGTGCCCGCCTGGTAGAGCAGGAAGTCAACCGTGCTCGGCCACGTCTTGAACGTGTCGAGCGGGTTGATGTCGAGCGCCTGCCAGTCGTACACGTACTGCGGGGCCACACCGCGCGACCGGAACCAGGCGTCGATGCGGGCGTCGGTCACGTCGAACTCAGCGAGGCCGAGCCGGACGGACAGATCCTGCCGGATCGCACCGCGAATCCAGTACGGGAACACCGCTTCGAGTGTGGTCGTGCGCGGGAGCCGCTGGGTGTAGCGGTAGTGCTCCACCTGCAACTCGATGGCCGCGAGCAGGGGGGCGGTCGTGCCCACCGTGTCCGTGGTCATCGTGATCGGGGTGGACCCGGCGACGATCTTCGCGATCTTGCCCGCGCTGACCTTGTGGTCGTGCGCGATGAGCGCGTTCTGCGTGACCCAGGCAAGCATCTCCGGGTAGCCGCGAACGGTGAGCAGATCGGCGACGATGCAGAGGCCGTCGCCCTCAAGGCGGTGGTCCTCCCAGACCGGGCACTCAATCTCGTAGCAGGGCTTGTCGCCCGCGATGTTCGGGTCGCCCGGGTTCGCGCCCGGTGCCCAGTTGCCCGCGATGGCATCTTCCTCGGTGAAGTGGAAGCCGATCTGCGAGTACAGTTCCGCGAACGTCGGGTTCACCGGCACGTTGATGCCGCCCCGCTGGACGCCGACTTCGGGGAGGCTGATGATGCCGTCCCGGCTCGCGTTCGAGCAGAGGTCGTAGAGCGTGTCGGAAGGGGCGCACCAGCCAGCGGCGGTGAGTGCGCCGCCCGGCAGGCGGGTCACATCGACGGCCCGGTTCATCGCGTTCATCATGGCCTCGGGGCCGGTGCTCGCGACGAGGAGTTCCTTCGGAGTCTCCCGCTTGAACGCCATGAGGCTGTGCTGTTCGCGAATGTGCTGACCCCGTGCCTGCGCGGCCTGGTACTGGCCGAGCGAGAACGAGCCGATGCGGCGGTCGAGCATCCTGCCCGCGTCGAGCCAGTCGAGTCCGGCGTGGTCCGCGTAGCCGAGCGCGTCGCTTGTCGCGTAGGCCACGTCGCGCATCGAGCGGTCGGCGGTCTGCGGCTGGCGCTGGCGCTTCGGCGCGTTGCGGTTCGCGGAGCGGAGGTTGATCGCCAGACGGCCTCGCGGCTGTGTGGTGCCTGCGGCGGTGACGACCTCGGCGGCTTCGTCGGCGGGAGCGTCGGCGCTGTCGTCCGCATCCTCGTCGTCGGCGTCCTCGTCGTCCTCGTCGGTGTCCTCGTCCTCCTCGTCGCCGCTGTCTCCGGCGTCAGGGGTGGACTCGGTGGACATCGCGGGGCGGGCGCGGGCGGCAAGCGCGGCGGCGGCTTCACGCCGCTCGTTCGCGGCTTCCTCGCGGCGGGCCTGCTCGGCGGCGAGCGCTTCGATGCCGGTGGTGAGGTCACCGAGCGTGGCGTAGTCGGCGTCGCTGAGCGCGGCGGTGCCGTCGCCGTAGATCGTGTCGAACGCCTCGTCGGCGCGGGCGGCAAGGGCCGCGACCTCGTCGTCGGTGAGCGTCGTCAGGTCTTCGGGAATGACCAGTGCGTCGTCCGCCTGGTCGGCGTAGCACGTGGCGAGAGTGATGAGCGTCCGGCTGGACCGGCGCGAGATGGTTGCCATGATGGGCCTCCGGGTCGGGGTGAACAAAGAGTCACGCCAAGGCCCGATCCGCCATCTGGTTCACGGCGAGCATAGCGCGCCGCCCGGACTTCGCATAGAGCGCTGTCCGGGCGGCGAGTCTGCTGTGTTCAGGCGGGCTGTATGTCGCCGCCTCCTGAGCGCATCCGTTCGGCACGCGCTTCGAGCAACGAGCCGAACGACTGCGTGCGGCCATCGGCGGTGCGGAGAGCGAACGACTGTTGCCCGCCCTGCTCCACCGGACGCGCCGGGCCGATGCGCGATGTCGAGTGATTTGCCGCCCGTTGCGCCTGCGCGTCAGCGGCGGTCTGCGCCGCCTGGCGTGAGCCGGTCGTCATCCCGGCAGGGGGCGTCTGCCGAGCGTTCTTCCCGCAGTTGCACATACGTCAATACTTCCTTCCACTACGGCGGGCGAACGCCGCCACCTTGACTCGGTTCCGGCGAGCCGCGAGGCTCGTGAGTTCTGCCCGCTTCTCGCGGTCGATGAAGGCCCGCAGGTAGGCGAGGTCGCCGTGCGACAGCGTGCTCGCAGTCTCGGCGCTGACCGGCACGATGATGCCGCTCGCAACCAGGCTGACCAGGTTGCCGCCCGCGACCATGCCCGCAGGGCGGGGCACGCCGAAGCCGGGTACGTTCACGCTCAGCGCCGCGACCAGTTCCAGCGCGAAGCCCACCCGCCGCCAGTCGCCGGACAGCGGGGCCGCGCGGAACTCGCGCACCTGCTCGGGCGTCAGGTTCGACCGCATCCCGCCTGCGACGGCGATGCCGAAGCCGTCCTCGTAGGCGCGCACGTCTGCCGCGACGGTGCCGGTGTTGTCGTAGTGGCTCAGGGTTGCCGCAGGGCCGAGGTCATCCTTCGCGTGGCCGGTTGCCATCGTCAGGTGGCCGACGCTGACAAGGTCGCCCTCCTTGGTTTCGAGCGCGCCGGTGTGGAACCAGGAGTAGCCGCTGGGGCTGTTCGGCGGCGACACGCACTGCCCGCCTGCCGCGTGCGACAGGTGGCACGTGCCCCACAGCGCCAGGTGACCGTAGACGCGCCCATCCGGGGTGATGGTGAGCGCCGTGGGTTCGCTGAGATGCGGGTCAGCGAACCACGCGGCGGGCGGGTGGATCGGGGCGCTGGCGGCAAGGAGCGCGTCGGCCTCGGCCTGCGCGACAGCGTTGCGCACCGGGTCGCCGGACACATCGACCACGGCCAGTTCATCACTGCCTGCGGGGCTGGCGTCGTCGTCGTCCTCGGGGCCTTCCACGATGCCGATGCGGGCATTGGCGAAGGCGGGGATCGCCACGATGGTCGCGGAGCGGATGCGCGCGTTGGTCGTGAGCATGATTTCGTCGTCGCTGTTGATCGTCACGACGGTGACGGTGCCGTCCTCGTTCGGGGTCGGAACCTCGATGTCGCCGTCCTCCTCCATGACAGCGTTCATCGCCTCGACCAGTTCAGCGGCCACGCGAATCTCGAACGACACGTCATCGAGGTCCATCGAGACACCGTTCTGGCGCGCTTCCTTCACCATGCGGTACGCCTCGCGGCCCTCCTCGGAGGCCATGTCGAAGTCGCCCTCGCCCCAGATGACGCCGCCCTCGCGCCGCTCGATGAGGTCGAAGTTGCCCACCGTGACAGCGCCGTCGTGCAGGCCCACGTCCTGTGCGACGTAGCGGATCGGCGGGCGGTTGTCGGCGGAGACTTCCCAGCGCAGTGCGCCGCCCTGGATGCCGCGTCCGTCGCCGGTGAGTTCGTCCTCCATGCCGATAGGCCCGGCCCACCGCGCCGTGGCGGGGAAGTCGAGGCCAGGGGCGATGGTGTCAGGCTCGGCAACGGCGAGCGCGTACTTCGTGATGTCCCGCCGACGTGTGCTCATGGGGCACAGACTACCGGCAGGCCCGGACCAGGGCTAGGATGCCCTGTCTACGGCTTCGCCCCCCGGTTCGGGAATGCCGGGGGGCGAAGGCTTGTCTAGCGACTGGAACTAGTCGCTACGTGCGCGGGGTCGTTCTTGCGCAGGCGCATGTGGCGGTTGAACTCCATGTCAACAATCGCCTGGCCGCTCGCGGTGTAGTACCACGTGCAGTGCGGGCACCGGATCGAGTACAGCGGGCGGCGGTACTTCTTCCAGCCCAGGAGCACGTTCATCTCGTGCGCGTAATCGCTGACGCTGGTGCCCTCGTTCAGTTCGACGGTGCTGTCCCGCCAGGAGGACTCACCGCCCTCGGGGTCGTCGCGGACCTGAATCTTCCAGGGGTGCCGCAGGGGGACGCTCACGTGAGCACGTCCAGCGGGGGAATCTCGATCAGGCGAACCGCCTGCTGGACGAAGCCGGGGTCGATGTCGGCCAGCGGGTTGTGCGGGTAGCCCTCCTCGGCCCAGCACCTGTGGCAGAGGCCGACCTGCACCAGCAGGCGCGACCACTCCATGAGGTCCATCGGGTTCTGGATCGTGGCGTGCCCGGCGTCAACATCGTGCCCGATGCCGAACAGTGCGACGTTCAGCCCTGCGGGGTGATACTCGCGGCACTTGTCACAGGTGTAGTCCTCCTCGGGGGCCTTCGAGCGGGCGAACGAGTAGGACACCGAGAGGTTCGAGTGCCCCTCGTAGAACTGCTTGAGCGCCATCAGGCCAACGTCGCTCGACATGGCGATGGCTAGTTTCTCGGTCATCCACGGGGTCGTGGCGGGCAGGCCCTCGGCGGCTTGGTAGTGGGTCATTACACACCTGCCCGGATGATGATGTCGTCCACGATGTCGAGGTCGAGCGGGGTGTCGATGTTGAGCGGGGTGACGGCGGTCACCTTGGCGATTGCTTCGCGCAGGCGGTAGACGACGTTCGTGGCGTCGATGTCAGCCGGGCGACCGACGAGCATCGCGACGCAGGCTTCGCGGAGAGTGAGAGTGTCCAAGGGGTTCCTTCCTAGGCGGTGATCGTGAGGGCCGAGCCGACCTTCACGTAGATGTCGTTGAACTTGCCGGGCTTCTTGGCCTTGACCTTGAACGAGACGGTGCCGTTGTTCCAGGCGTGCGCGGCGGGCTTGCCCCACGCGGTGACCGGCGTGTAGCCGTTGACGGCGACTGCGCCCCCCTTGACCATTGCGACGTTGATCGCGTCGGCCAGTGCGAGGGAGTTGTGCGCGGTGACAACTGCGGTGATGGAGGTCATGCGGTGCCTTTCGTGTCGGTTTGGCTTGTACTAATAGTTTAGCATCTGGCGGACCCCCCTCCTAATCCTGGTTAGTGGAGATTCCGCACCACCTGCCAGTACTTGCCGTGGCTGTCGAGCACCGCGACGAGCGCGCCGTCGCGGCGAATCTTGGACGCCAGGCCGAACTCGCTGTGGTTGTACTGCGCCTCGGCCTTGGCCTGGGCGAGCGTGTCGCGGGCTGAGATGCGGTTGTCGCACTCGATGTAGAACATGGGGGCCTTTCGGGGTGGGGGAATCAGGGGGGTTGCCCCCCCTGATTCGGCTAGAGGCGAGCGGCGCAGACCGGGCCGATGCCCGCCGCGACGCTCTCGGGGTCGGTGAGCAGGCGGGCGCACACGACGCACCGGCCAGTCTTGACGC